AACTTCATGACACATCTCGAGTTCAGAAAGTACCTTCAATAGTATTGTTACAAAGCCCCGAGTTTGACGCATAGCTTTCCACGTTTCTTCATTTTCTATATACCCCTCAATAATATCAATAGTATCTCTCTGCCCGTCTAAATCACAAATTATTTGTTTTCCGACTGCTTTAATCATCATCCATCCCTTTCAAAATATTCTCTGTAATATCCCAAACATTTTGTAAACACTTTGCATCAGCAGAATTACCATTTGTTAATAATGACATCCAATCTGGATTAGATGGATCAGGAAGTAATGCTGCCAGTTCATAATGAATTTCTTTAATTGCATTTAATAAATCTGCTTCAGTATTCATCATTCACTCCTTTCATAAAACATATTTATTTTCTGAGAGTTCTTTCTTACAATGTACTACTTTGGTTTCCATATTACACTCTTGTCCCCCCTAACCATCTTCCCAAACCTCGTCCAATCTTCCATAATATGCCTCATCATAGCCGTATTGTGCAGACCATAGGCTGGATGGTAGAGGGGCATGACAAGAGCATCGCAATAAGGAAAAATGAGATTACTATAGCCAAATCCGTGTACCTTTTCCATTCGTATATCATTGCCCAACATCCATCGAGTTGATATGCGTCCTATCAGTCCAATAAAACGTGGCTTTATAGTTGCCAACTCAGCAAGTAACAATTGGCTACACGCTTTAATTTCTTTCTCCGTAGGGTCTCTATCCTTGTCATTTGTTCTACAGCGCACGAGATTAGTGATGAATACATTGCTCCTATTAATTCTCGCACATCTGCCAAGATACAGATGCGTAAGTTCGCTACCAGACTTCCCAACAAACGGCTTCCCTTTCTTATCCTCATTCTTGCCAGGCGCTTCCCCAATAAGCATAATATGGCACGGTATCGGTCCCTCACCATTTACACGATTGATACGGGTCATGGGGCAACCAACTTCGTCATGTTCTTTGCAAGGTCTCATAATGCCTCCCCCCATTTTCATTAAATCTTTCGGTTCTTGGAGCAGCTTCTCTTAAACACACTCCTAATCATTATTCTACCTCCAAACGCCTTGCACTATCAAGAAATGCGAGTGCCTCTTTCATTTCTTTGTAACTTTTCCTACTCCGAGCCTTACCACATTCTACTTTACGCACAAACTCCCTACATGCCTTTTCACAAAAACAAAGAGCATCATACTCTGATTGCCCCACCCTAATATGAACATTCTCCTTATCCGTTTCTCTAATTTTCATCAAATCCCCGTGTTTCTTGGCAATCCATTCTCCTACATACATAAAGCTCTTTCCAACCATCCACTTACCAATTGGATCTGCCTCAACAACCATATTACCACGTACACGAATCACAAATAAAGCATGTGGATGCACGAGTCTTACCTGATAAAATCCTTTATCCATTTGGTCTATACTCCTCCCAGTATTGTCGCCAGAATATGTCGTTTGCTTTTTTAATCACAAACCAACCAGTCCAAATCACAATTGCGGACGATATGAGGATTAACAAGATGGTGATTATTTTAAGTTTCATGATTGCTCCTTTTATAATATTCAATCATCTTTTCAACCGTTTTCCTTTTTAGTTTGGGGGGTATGCAGCTTGTTAAATTTAGAATCAATTCTTCCTGCTGTTCGTGAAATCTGGATAGAATTTGTTGCTTAGCTAAAGTTCCTTGCGGCTCATATTGGCACATTTCCACAACTTCAAGCAATTTCTCAATCGTCATTTCATTAAGTTTCATAATTTCTCCTTAATTTATCTAACTAACAGATTCAGCAAAAGCAATAGCCATCCTCTTTGCATCAAATATGCTTTTTGCAACAAACCCAACTGGCAATGATAAATCTTCTTCAGGATGTTCGTGTAAATATTCATCCGTCCAACCTGAGGAGGCACAACAATCGCCTTTCTTAACTTTATCGCCAACCTTAAAACCGTAAATAGCTCGATGACTCCAGCCATACCATTTACCATCTTTTCGAGAAAACCCAATTGAGCAGACACAATCAGAAGGCTTTGCTAATTCAGGATGTATACCAAGCTTCTCACATAGAAACTTTGCTGTTTTGACAGAGCCTATATAATCACCACCAACTGTGTACGCAGAGACTATTTGAATTGTATGCCCCTCTTGGACATCTAATCCTTTTGAAAGTTTATCCGCAAATTCTTTAGTCTCCTTATTACTAATTGATATTGGAATTACCTTCATGTCCTCAAAATGACTTCGTTTTATCTCATCCCTTACAACATAACCAGCATCGCAATACGTTTCACTTATTAATTCAACAACATCATCTTTCATCCCATTCTCCCTTTTTTTTAAAATACAGACTGCTCATAAGTCAACTTGTATATGTGAGTTACTGTTGCTCCACAATCTACACATTCGCATCTTTGACCAAATCTATTACCTGATAGTAAACCTTCACTCCTTTGTATCATGAAATTGCCATTCCATTTATGCGAGCTGACAGGAGTCGAACCTGTACGACAGAGACTATAAGGACTCAAACCTTGGCTCATTGACTTTCCATAATGCACCAGATAGTCGCACTCCATCATTAGCCCAAATTGCGTCTACCATTCCGCCACAGCCCGCATCATTTCAGTCTTTGTCATCATATCCTTTATTTTCTGACAATCCGTTAAGAAACTGTTCAAGCTTTTTAATAAGAAATTTCTCTGTGATAGGAAACACATAAGCATCAGGTCTGCATTTGGCTACCAGTTTAAAACTGTAAGAAGCATCAGGGTAACGAATTTCAATTTTATTCTCTTTTGGATATGTTTCCAAAATCATATGCTTTGTTTTATTTCTAAATATCATTTCACCCTCGCATATTTTGGCAATTCTACATACGGATTATAGTGGACTTTAAGAGGCAAACCTTTGTATTTCCACCTACTATCAGTATAAAGCAAATAATCATCGTTTCTGTTAGCCAAATCAAATATTGCCTGCTTATCCCAGCACCAACACTCATACCTAACAATCTTCTTGTTCTTATATCTTCCTTTCCTTTTTGCTAATTTTCCACTCACAATACCTTGAACACCATACTCATAGTGTGGTCGTGGCTTGGCATACTTAGAGTTAAACTGAGCAATAAATCTTTTTACTAACGCAAAAGTATCAAAGTAAGTAGGGTCATTAAACTCTTCTCTAAACTCAAAATCTAATATCTTACATACTTCCTTAATTGTTAGCTTTTGCACTTGTTTAACTGTGTTATCCACTATTTTAGCCTGTTTGCGGATAGCGTTTTGTGGCTTATTATATTCACAGTTTGGTTCTTTACAATGCGCTCCATAAGTGTCATAATATAAAACGTGATTGCGACTACCCTCCCCAACAATATGTTTTATCCACTTTATTTTCTTTTCCTTAATCCCAACAATCTCGCCGACTGGATATTGGAGTGGAATATCTGTATAACACCATCCTATAGCATCTATATCCCATTTGTATTCTGGCGGTTGCTCCTTCAACGGCACACACCACAAGCCCTCATCTTGTAACTGCTCACCTTTACGGAGATTGTAGGTTTTCATCTGTTTTCCTCTATTTTGTTCCCCTGTTTGAGATAAATATAATTTCTTTAACATATCTACCTACCGCAAACCCAAACGCAGCACCCATACAACAGCCTATTGATGCTGATATGATACATATGGATGCATAAATAAACAATATACCTGTTTCAATCATTTTAGCTCCTCAGTTGTGCAATTATCCCGTGTGCCAATTTCTTCCCTATACCCCCTATCTCCATTAATTCTTCCTCATCCGCCATCACCAACTCTTCCACAGTTCCGAATTTCTGATCTATTGCCTTTGCTTTCCCCCATCCTATACCATCCAGTTGACTTGCTACCCGTCTCACCAATGATTGCCTACTCAACTCCACCGTAGTCCCAGTATGTGGTTGTAGATGCCCTTTGTGCTCCCTATATTCCTTCTGCCACCAATGATGTAACGCCATGATATAGTGGGCAGTATCAGTTTCACGAGGACAATGATAACAATGCACCCCACATATTACCTGGAGCGTATTCATAAACAACCAAATATCCCTCGCCATGAATCGCCGCTTGCCCGCAGTATATTCCTGCCATCCGCCATACCTATACACCTCCAATATACCATTTCGTGGGTTAGCCCTGAATATACCCTCAATGACGAGGTAGAGGTAATGGTAGCAGTTTAACATGCCGATAAGTTGATGCCCACTAAGACGTCCACTGCACATGGAGTTCACAAAATCCCCGATGGTTTTGCGTTCTATACCTATCACAATGTTCCCGATGTCAGAATGCCCTGTAAACATGAAGTCGGCATATTCCAAATGTGTAAGTTCAGCATTGCCAGGCGGGAATAGAGGTAGGAGTTCTTTACTACCAGTGCGATTATCAATATATATCATTACTTTTCTCCTATTCCCGCATCATCTTATTAAACATCCTCATTCCCAGTCCTCTGGGCTCGTGCCCTCGATAACGTTTGCTGCTACCCATGAGAAACGTGCCTCATCCCCTTCGAACACTTCCCCATTCATCTGCATATTCTGCCGGCAATTAACAACCGTGATAGTAGGTACTGGTCCATCGTCAGTCATGGTCATTTGTGTTCTCAGGTTCATCTGCACAATATAAGGCATATCACTAAACCCGCTTGGCTCATAAAGACCATTCCAGTGACCAAGGTCATTACTGTCCGTAGTCGACACGTATTGTTTCCTATACTTACAAATAGATATGACGTTTTTATCATGTGTAAAAGCAGCATCAATCATCTCCCGGAATGTACGATTGAGCTGTGTGTATCTGAGCGGTGGGACTTTTTCCAATCGTCCAAGCAAAGCCAACCGCGCCATATCCCACAATTCGCTATCAGTATCAATTACAATACTTCTTATTTCATTATCCTCCAATGCCGACCAATAACAATTATATACCTCTTCCCAGCGTTTCTCTTGTTGTTCTTCTGTCTCTGATGGCATATCCCGAAAACTGGGTGTAACATGTATTTCTTTAGAAGAGGCAAATTGCTCGACCACACCTTCCAGCCCCCTATCGGCGTTAATAACAGATATCGGCCCAGGCGCAGTCAGCCCAAAATGTGTCTTACCACTTTTATCCAAACCACCCACGCGCATAATCAATCTATGTGGGGGCATAGCACCCGAGTCTATCTTCTCAAATCCTTTAGGCATCAATATACCCCCTTTCGATTGCTATAGCCATCATTAAGCGGGTGAAGGCATGAGCAAGATGGTCTTCGGATTCAAAAACACGGCACTCACGTGACTCACGAGCTAAAGCAAGGTGGTCATGCGCCCTTTCCAAATGCTCATATACTGAAACCGCCCATCCCTCATCTTTTGGATACTTCTTCACCCCTTCTTCCATCACCTTTTGTATCTCATCCACTACCTGATATGGCCATAAGTCCTCAGTAGTGTGCATATTCAGCTTAATTGTCTTTTGCATACCCATTACTTTGCCCTCCCTGATACGATTGCTGTCTCAGTTATGTGGAATCCCTGCATGAATGTAAGCCCGGCTGTCTTGGCATACCGCTTCACCACACCCATATCCACAGTCAAGAATGTGGATGGAAATGCACCATTAGCCACGGCTTCGATAACCGCTTTTTTATTCACTAACTCCACTTTAATATCTTTCCTCACCGTAGCCTGTCCTGCTGTTGTTCTTATGGTCTGTTCTACCTTTGCTACGGGCACAATGGGCGCTGTAATGACCTTTGAGTCCACTAATGCCTCTGCGGTCTCCACATCGCCTTCTTTGATGGCTTCTTCGGCTTGTTTAGTGAGAGCATCTTCCTGCCTTTTACGTTCGGCGTCCGCTTTTACCCGTGCTTGACGCTCTTTTTCACGCCGCATTTGCTCCTGCTCCATATAATCACGGCTGATTTCCGCATCTACAATAGCCTTTGCTTCTTTGAATGGTGATGTCAGTTTTTTCAGCCGAGCCAATAAATCCTTGTGAAGTGTATGAGCTTTGTCGATGTCTGGTCGGAATTCGTCTTCGATGGCCTTAATAGCACGTCTTGCCCCAGCAGTAAATTCGACCGCATATTCCCTCGTCGATTGGTTAATAATTACGATGTCTTTTGCACTATCTAACAGTTTAATACCCTTGCTTTCGTACGCCTGAATTGCTTCTGTTTCCATGGTTTATCCCCTCCCCAATAGTATATTATAAATAAATACGAGCATGAGCATAATCATCACTATTTCAAAAGACGTCACACCCTTTATATGGTCGATGACTATAGCAAGCGTAGCAGCAATTACGATTATATCCCTAAATAATTTCATAGCTTATTCCCCTTTCATTGTTTTAGCATGATTCAATACCGCCTTTTTGGCGGAGATTAGTTTTTAGCTACTTCTTGTGAAACTAAATCAGGTCTTTCATTTGGAATAATGTCTGTTTTGGGCTCTTTAAGTGCTTGTACCTCATATCCCAAAACAATATCATCACCGGAATAAAAATTATTAATGGAACATTCCCTTTCTTCCACGGTTGTTTTCCAACCAAGTATAATGCTTGACTTACCCCTGATAGCACCCCAAAGTGATTGTTTTATTTTAATACAGATATATAAGTCGGGTTCAGTAAAACATTCACAATGTATGCCCCATTCCCTTCTCCATTGTTTTAGCATGATTTAATATTGCCTCCCAATTCTCATCCAATTCTGCTTGCGTAAACACTAATTCCCATACGTTATACACAGGTACGAAATCCCTAATATGGAAAACACGGAAAATACATTTGAGCGCTCCGACTGCCTTACAATACCCTTTCACCTGCATAATCCACTTCCAATTATCGGCTGGGGACTTACTCGAAGATGCGGAAGTACATTTATACTCCTCGACTACCTTCTCATGCGAATAGTCAAAAATTGTTTGTACCCCATCAGGACTCATTGCTATCCCATCCAATTTGATTTCAGGAACCCTATAAATAGGTACTTCTTTTTCCGCAAACGCCCTTGACAATGCCACTTCCCACAAATACCCCTTCTCGAACTGCATCTTAGTAGCCCCATCAATTTCCTTATCACCAGTCTTGAGTAATTCCTTATCCATGTCGTGGATCACATCACTCAGATGAAGTCCCGGACTCCTTTTCTCCGTCTGTTCCGTTGTCCACGGGAACTCCTCCTTCAACTTCCGTATTCTCATCCGTTTTTGCCCCTGCTTTCTTATTATACCTGAATGGAAAAGTTGCTACGTCTCTCACCAACACCCACTCATTGATAAACTCAAGTTGAGCTTTGTCATCGGTGATACGCATGAAGCCCACCAAGAACTGTTTCCTTTTTTTGATATCCAGATCCTTTTTTATCATATGAGCCAATACCGCATCGACAAGCTCACTTGGCTTTGTCATAAGTTCTTTATCCACATATACAGTAAAGTTTGTTTTTCTTGATGCCATAATCCACTCCCTTTAAATGAGTGGGCAGGTAAGTTCGGTTTCTTATCATGGTTTATTACCTTCCCTTACCCATAATGCCATGCCACAGCCCACTCAAATTAACTATTTAGATGGCTTATAACTTCAATAACACACCATCCTCATATGCCCATTCCTCTCTACCGTTAAGGAATGTATCATCGACTGCAAGTTTCAGCGCTCCTTTCTTATCCGACAATGCTGCAATTTCCTTGCTCTTAAACAAGGCCGAAATCAAATCCTTCTTTGGAAGACCATAATCAGTATCGCGAAGCATACTCTGAATAATCCCTGCGACATCATTGGCAAGCCCCTCATCCACTGCTGCGGGCTTTCCCTTTTTACCCTTGCCAACTTTCTTATTTTCCCAGGGCAGTGTGTTAATCTTGGTACAAAGCAGGACTGTGTTATCACGGTCACTTTTCTTTTTCAGCCCACTATATTCCACAATCTTCCGCAGAAAATGTGCATCAAGCCCCACAAGATAGCTTATATTGTCAGACTCCATCTTGTTCAAAGGAAAACCAGCATCAACAATAGATGCCATAAACATACCGAACTTGCTGGTTTTGGTGAGGCTATCTTTCGTTTTGAGCTTATTTAACCCCATTTCATCCGTAGTAGGTGCGAAATCATCAGATCCGCCAACTGAATAAAGAGTAGGGTCAGATTCCATGTCCTCGATAGTGAATCTAACTGACGCTACGGGTATAGCGTCTGATATTCTACCCCCATAATTCGTCATGATAAACCGAATATCCGATATTGTTCCATCGAAATCGTCAATTAACCCTCCACCCTCGGCAAAACTGTCGGGGCGTAAATCTACTGTTCCACCCATAATACTTCTCCTTTTTATGATTTGTTATTACCATGTCTGAGATGTTCCCAGACAATACCCTCTTTTTCTAATTCCCTCCTTTCCTCTTTGACAAGTTTACTTAATGCTACCACAACAAAGTTATTGAAACTGGGGTAACGTGGTTGTGTAAACTCTAACACCCTTTCAATGTCTTGTACTTGCTCAGGAGCAAACCTGAGTGTTTTAATTACGAAAGTTTTATTTGTGCGTTTTCCTGCCATACCATTTTCCTCTCATTAATTTGAAATGTTTTATACGCGCATACATACTTTTCTTTTTCTTTTATATTTCTTTTTCTTTTAAATATATTTCTTATTTCTTTTTTATATTACATTAATATACATGTGCGTATAAAGTAGAAAAGGTTGTCATTGTGTCATAGAACCCCACTGCTATTGGGTTTACACCCTGTAAAATTTTTTGCGAGGTCGTCATTTCGTCATTCCCCTAATTAAAGTCTAAGGGGTTGAGGCTTACTGTCTTACGCAGATTTATGCCTTTCCAGTACCTACTATTTGCACGTCTACCATCGCTGATTTCCCGCTCACTAATCTGGCTTCCGAACTCTAATTTCTTCTTCGGTTTTTCATTTATTCCTTTGCAATAATTCAAATATGCCTCATACAATTTCTTTTTGGAAATGGTAACATCGGGATGAATTTGACAACAATCTTCTATAAATTGCCCAGTGAGATCCTGGCTTGCTCTATACCATCTTGTTGCTTCAATAATGTGTGGGGGAATTACAAGTCCTGTATCATTCCATCGCCTAACACCATCCAATGCCCAATTCAGTATACCACTACGTTCTTTTAAATTGCTCATCAGGAATGGCTTAAGTTTGGGATTGCAATCTTCCTCAGCAATAGTTACGTTAAACGGAATTTTAAGCAAACGACGCCATATAGCAGGGTCGGTGCCGGTAATGATGGGTTCGTGGTTAGTGGAAAGCCATATCTTCCATGTGGGCGTAAATTCCATTTGAGAACGGTATTTCGGGTTGATACTGATGCGATCCATACCAGTCATCTGTTTAATGAGGTTTTCATCAAGGCGATGGGACTCAGCGGTTTCGGTAGCAGCTACAAACCTCTTACCAATAAGTACGAATAACTCGTTACTGGGACCACTATTCTTTTTGTGCATAAGCATATTAGATGCCGCTTGTGCGCCATAATCACCTAACATATTAAGTATAGTGGATACGAATGTAGTTTTGCCATTACGCCCTCTACCGTGAAGCAGGAACATTTTGTCCTCACTCATATCAGACGTGAGACTATACCCCACTGCTGTTTGTAGAAAAGTACGTGTGGCATGGTCGGGTATTATATCGTGCAGAAAGCCCTCCCAGACATTACTCCGGGCGCCCTTTGTGTAGGTTACGGGGGCAAGTTTGGTTATGTAGTCTTGCTTATCAAACTTGTGGAATTTAAGTGTGTCCAGGTCGATTGTACCATTTTCTACGTTGAGTTGCATGGGATTACGGTCGAAATCATCCACGTCCACACATATACCATCTGCCGATTGGGCTATGGTTATCATATTTTGTAGGCTGCTTAGGCGTTCGCTAAAGTATGCATGTCGGAGCAGGCGGTTTCTATTGGAGTCGTCAATATCCATTTCCTCTAACAATTTGAAGTAGGAGGCTGCTACTGCTTTCGCCATACGATACAGCTCCTTATCAGTGTCCTCGTGCCATCTGCGCCCGCCCCACACATACCATGCCTTCATTGGGGGACAGTAACGTATGGTATCGCCGAACATATCAACAAGGGTATTGGCATTACCCGTTTCAGTGAGCCTATTACTCATTGCGAATTCCCGGAAAGTCCATGACATATGTGTGCTCTTTTTTTACTACCACAATCTTCATCCCTAACTCATTCAGCTCATCTGCGTAGAAATGAGCCTCTCTGTCCGTGTGCACGACAAGTACGGAATGATTATTGCAATATACCCGCAGAATACCATACTCGTCTACAATGGCCTCCCAAGAAAATATATCGCTGTTCTCACCCGTGTGCGCAAGTACATTAGTGATTTGTTTCATCTTACTTTCCTCCTCTTTGGTTTATTCATTGCGAATTCCCAGGCTTAAATAGTCAATATGCGGGATAGAGCGTGGTGCGGTATCAAATATCTCCCTGTAGCTGCCAGTGTAATCGGATAACCGTACCGCCCCAGCTATACCAGTTACATCAGTGTTTCTTATGTTTAGTGACTTGCTACGGCGTCTGCCTTTACGTGGTTTCATATTGCTCCTCCTTACAGCCAGTCCTAATAGGTGGCTCTTTGCGGATTAGTGTTTTGATTAGTGTGTGAATTGTTGGCATTAAACGTTTCCCAGTATCGTGATGTGCGTTGTGGATACAATATTGCACATGGTGGGGGTTCTTGTCAAGTACTTTTTTCAATTATGCCCTAATTCCCTTGACCATCAACATTTGAAACCCCTATAACATACTTCATTTGAAGACGCAATTTCCCATTTGAAACCCACATGTTGCAAAATGCAACACAATTCTAAAGTCCCCATTTGAAAAGACCCATTTGAAGACGGTGTTTTGAAATTTCCATTTGAAAACGGCCATTTGAAGACGCCATCTGGCATACCCCATTTGAAGACGCTATTTCAACCCGAATACATCAGTTGTTTAGTCCATACATTAGCACACTGCAATATTAGTATGTTTACTACATCACTATATCGCCATATTACTACATCCCTACAACCAGCCCCATATCACATAGTAAATTCCTGATATTGACGAGGATTGCAGTAAACGGGCATACAGCACGTTTTAATTGTCGACTAATATGTTATTATACCTTTACCGTTTATTGTGTCCTGTGGGGCTGCTTACCCGCTTAAAAATTATGCTGCATAGTATCGGGCGGACGGCTTATGGTATAAGCAGTAAAAAGCCCGCCGATTAAGACGGGCTTAATTATCCTTACTTGTTTGTTAATTCAAATCAATAAGTTTGTATTTACCTGACTTAATCTTTTTCCTTGTTTCTGCGATATTCTCGCCGAGGAACTGATTGCGATACTTTCCCGTAGTAACAGAATAGTCCCACATATTTTTATCCAGGTATATACCAGTATGGTTCTGGAAAGCTATTATTGCGCCGTAGCTTTGAAAGTATTGACCGTCTGGAGTATCAATAATGAACTGGTTTGCGACCTCACGCCCTGATGATTCACTTGACATATTGCTTACTTTGATTTTCTTAATAGTCTTCATAATGCCTCTCCAATTGTTTAGCGGGATCGTCCTTTGCCCCGCCGTATGTGAATTGTATAATTAGCCGGACTACGTTTAAGTCCAGTCGCCAAAACGATAACAAATACTATTATTAGTATTCCCATGTCAAGCATCCAAGCGTATTGGAGCAATTAGCCCGGTAAATTTAGTCTTGCCATATGTCTCAAATGCTATCGCCTGCTCCGCACCGTAAAATTGCAATTTTACTTTACTAATATTGCCGGGGTTTTTTGCCAGCTTTGATAACTTTGCCAGAAGATCCGCATCAACGGCGATGGTGAATTCTGGATCACCCGCTGGCTTTACGTGGTCAATGTCAGGATAATCGCCCTCAATACTTTTCCCCTTTACGCTTACCGAATTATCAAGGTCGGTTGCGATAAGCTCGACATCCTCGCCATCCGATATCATCAATACGTTTTCCAATATTGGTAACCGCGGCTTTCTGGGTACATTGGCTTGTGCTTTGTCAAACACCGCTTTTGGAATGATGACTGGCTTGTCATTATCTGCAAGCATAGTGTCTACGTCCGGGAATTGGTCATTATATTCTGCAAGTTTAGTCTCAACAAGCATTTTACCGTTTGTCGCAACCGCCCGATTGCCTTTAACAAAGACACCTTTCAAAGCGGGTCTGCCGTCATCGGTGGACGTGAATTCACTTAATACCTTGATTGATTTGTGTAGTAATTTCATCGTGTTACCTCCCATTAGTTAATGTAACTACGCTTGGATCAACATACCCGCTGTATCCCTCATAGTGGTTGTACTTGGTATTCTTTTCCCAGATAAACAATGACGGTGTGGACGAACAGCAATAAGTAATACGGTTGTCAGTCCGCCATATTTTTTGCTTGCCGGTTTCTGTTTTCCTGAAGCCGTCCAGGTCAACAATGCATCTAAAGGACTTCATTGTGTTATCCTCCTATTAAATAACCCTTTCAATAAGCATACGAGCGTCATCACCATACCTATCCTTAACCAACTGAGCCCCGGACTTGTTAATATTGTCAAAATTAGGTTCGAGCCAATGACAAAACTTAACGATATCAATTCCAGTTTCCTCAATCGGTAATAATATATTAAGAGTACCTTTAAAGTGTGTGATTGGTACTCCAAACGTCTCTTGAAATAGCTGCTTGTCTGCATCTGATATCATTGTGTTATCCTCCTGTTAATAATGAATAGTTATACCTGTTTTTGCAGCACGTTAAACACCCGTGCTTTCAATCCCAACGCCAATATACCATACACAATATTATAAGCCTTTGACAGTGTGTAACACCTGATACATTCGACAACAACACCGTGCTGCGATAATGCATACACTTTAAAATATGGACGTTTCATTGTGTTATTCCTCCCCGATAAATTCAGTATACAGTTTGTCAATTTCTTCCTCATCAATGTTATTGTAGCCCTTGCAGCCATCCATGAGGATATCGTATAATAACATATCCTCGTACTGTTCAATGTCAGCTTGTGCAAGTATCTCCCTTTTTTCTTGTGTTGTCATAATACCGCCCCTTTCATAGTTTATGATATTTTTACAATAAACCTATTATCGTCAATAGGCACAACGTCTACTCCCCCTTCGACCTCTTCATAGCTTTCGTATTCACTGCCATAATCTTCATTGAATTCCTTAATATTATTATATTCAAAAAATTCACTACAGAAAGCTATAACGTCAAGCTCCAGCTCTTCTCCGGTGCTTTCCTCATATTCCCGTAGATAATCAAACAACACTCGCAGCCCATCATAGCTAAAGCTGCCCGGGCGCGCGGCATTAAAACTATCAGCAAAACTACTAAAACTCACAGTCGTTTTCATTGTGTTACATCCTCCTCGTGAATTATGGGCGCTATATACCCATATTTTTCGATGTAGAACTGATCATAGCAAAGCAATTCTTCGACTATAGCGTCATCGGTCATGGTTTCAGTTTTCATAAACCCCCCGAACTTATTAAGCGCTATTCTTTCAAGGTTATCCCGACTAAACTGTTCATATAGCTCTTTACGTGCCTTCAACCGCTGCATAATTGCGCCTTCCTTTCCTCATCTAAACAGTTTATTAAATGCTGTCGCACTCCATCCATGTACCAGACATGCCACGCCGAGCCCTCTGTTAACAATTTCTCTTTAATAGATTTCCAGCTTTCACCGTCCCAGAGTTTGCGCAAATAAGCCCGTTCATGTGAACCTTCGAATTTGAGCGCCCTATCAATAATGTAATTCAAGTCTTCACTTGCGTCTTCCTCATCGCTTGTTTCAAACTGCCATACATCAGTGCATAAGTCATCCATTATAAGCCCCTTCCTCATCCGAATTGTCTGAAAAACTATACTGTAGGTTGTCTAACAACTGGTATGATGCTTCCGGTAAAGTATTCAGCCGGACTATGTTATTTGTAACCCCATCCGCTGCATCATCAATTGCGGTTTGCACATCTGAGTCTTCTGGAGCGTCAATAAATGTTGTTATAAAGATTCTCATAATGCTCTACTCCTTTGCTTGTTTAAGTGCTTGTTCGGCTATGTGGGCGCTTTTACAATCATATTCCTGCCTGCATGGTTCACCAGAGTACTTGGCAATCTTTTCCAATGCCTCAATAAGCCTATCATGGTTGTTACAAGCCCGAACGAAAAAATCTGCATCATTATAATCTGCGGGCTTTATAAAGCATACAGGCTTTAATGTTGTTACGTTTCTTACGGAGATGACCTCACTATTGCCAGAATATTCATAAGGCGTAGGTGTGTGTTTAGTCATTGTACTTTCCTTTCGTGGTTTCATTATTTTCCAACCTCAACAAGTGTTCGTTTAGCAATTAATGCATTTAACACGGCTCTATTACAATTTACTAATGGTTCGTGTTCATTTGGCTGTGATGGTTCATGCACCAGTAGCCACAGTTTCATTTCATCCAGACTACCCCGTGTTATAAGTTCCAACGCCTCAACCAGTTTTCCATGCGAGTACGGTGTTTTTGTGTGTTTGCCTGTCATTGTACTTTCCTTTCATATCTTAACAACTTCACCTTTAAGAAATTTTGCAAAAAGCACAGGGTTTTCCTCAAAATGAAGTCCGTCTGCTTCGTCAAAAAACATAGACTTTCCAATCTTTCCCGCTGCTAACTTATAATAGCGATTAGTATTTGTCTGTCTGACAAGAACTCTATAGTCTTTGTTAAAAACTGTTAATTTACCGATTGCTTGCATATTATCCTTTCGTAGTTTTATTCAACATACGGAAAACCAACTCGTTTTGAAAACAATTCGTCAATCTCCACTATTGCGTCGGATGTTCCCTTAACGCTGTAACGATTTTCCGTAATGATTAACATTTGTTTCTGATGTTTTATATTGCTGTATGATATTTCCTTTCCGCTATCGTCATAATTATCCATAGTGAATAAAATACCGCCAACAATTACCTCATCGGGTATATATTTTCCCGCTTGCAGATGTTTTTGGAAAGCTAATGCTGATTTAAATTGTTCGTACTGTTTCATTGTACTGCTCCTTTCGTGGTTTCATGTTATTCATATACCACTAATTCACCATTATCATCACGAAAGATAATCTTCCAAGACGGTATAGTATCGCCACCCCAGTCAATGCCGTTAAGAACGATTTGTGACCCTGGTTCTACACATACTTTTTCGAAATCAGCCAGCTTCACGTTATTGCTGAACAACCAAGTATCATGGCTATACTTACATAACGCAGTCTTGTTAAGTGCTTTGACATTGCACCCAATGTGTTTTCCGATATACATTGTACCGCCCCCTTGTTAATATTAGTTTTATAAGCCCCCGTCCATTTCCCTTGCTGCTGCCGTGATCCATGTACCTCCCCCCTTACTAATTGTTATACCAAATACCCAATTCCTATAGCCCGTTATACAATATAACATACAATACATCATTGTCAAGTACTTTTTTTAATTAATGTCAATTATTTACAAAAATAATACTAATAAGCCGTTACCCATTACAATATCACAATACCCGCATAACGTTGTCAGACAACCCCTGTTTTGGCGGATCGCTAACAGGATATTTAACTGCGGGTCTATACTGTTTTTATAATATAAGTGACGCATTTTGCAACACTACACATAAGAATAAGTAAGAATATAGAATTATAGTAATATACTGGCAATGGGGAAGAGGCGTCAATAGTCGTATTGTTTATACTTGTTTACATAATGCCTATTATGCGCACATCGTGAGCCGTAGGGCAGTCCCCTACCCCGTGCGTTTATTGGGTTATTATGACTTTCTAATATAGTGATGGTATGGTGGTACTTAAATGCGGTGTTCAGTTTTCAATAAATGGGTATGGTAGTATTACTATTAATTAATAATGTGGTTTTGCGGTAAGTTGGTGGGTTGCAGGGAATTGGGTGGGTCGAATGGGAAATTAAGCAGCCCGAGGTGGGTTAGACCCCGGGCGTGGTGTTGATGTATTAGGTAGTGTGCAATTTAGGTGTTTTACCCCGTCTACATCTTTAGTGTCAATGGGCAGTCCTGTCTACGGGCGGTTATGATGTTGGCGGGTCGAGAATACCCCATACCTGACCTACTACCAGTGTTACATAGCTGTCTGCCACGAGGTCACGGATTAATTTTAGGTCGTCGATGCCCAAGTCTATTGTATCGGAAGCAAATACCCGTGTAGCAAGGTTGTACCGGCGGACTTTTTCTATTCCGGGTGGGTTATCTCCCTGTTTTTGGGATACGAGTGCGCCGCAAATTACGGAGCGTAGTGTCATGGGCTTGCCGTCAGCTTCTGGTATGGGGGTTTTGTCGAGGTCGGTTATGGGGGTTAAGAGGTTGATTTTCATAAATGAGCCCCTTTCTTAAGTAAGGGTGGCAGTTCTTCGATGAATTCTACAATTTCTTTGCCGATGCGGGTATATTCAGCCTCCGTTATATGTTTGCCGCCAGCTGATCCGTCCCTGCGGGAGTTTATCACGGCTCTGGGGATGTCTATGAAGGCTTTGAATGCCTTCTTATACTTGACGAAACCCCTGAAGGATACTCCGGCTATGGCGGTGATTATGGTTACGGTTACGGGATGGGTTATTACGCCCACTATAGTTTCCCAATTCATGTGATGCCTCCTGTGATTAATGAGTTTATGAAAACTCTCTGATGCTTTGTGTTAATTGTGCACGGAAACCAATCATGTTAAATTTTCTGCCCGGACACGTTTTATAATTATTAAATTCCCTATGACCATAAACATTACTGGCTTCTATTTTAAGAATATAACATAGGCTTGCCACAAGACGCAACCCTTTTCTCCACATGGCTGGTGGGACTTCTGAATGGTCATAATCCCCAATAAAGCATATGCCGAGTGTGTTGTTATTATGAGACCTGACATGGGCGCCTTGTTCATTCATCATACGCCCTACTAATATTTCATACCTATCTTCAATAAGCTCGATGCCATAATGGTATCCGATGTCATTCCAGCCTTTAACGTTTACATGGTAATCTCTTATATTGTCCCATGAGACTGTGTGGTTGTCGGCAGTTAAACTGTGATGTATGACTATCATTTTAGGTATCATTGGAGTCGCCTTTCAAGTTATCCCACCGTTTCTAATACGTTCAAGCCTCGACACACGTGTATCTATGCCGCCCGCTTTTGCTTCACATGTTGTAATGGACTGTTTTTCGTCCCATAAGGCGGAAATGTTGGACTCGTTGTTCTTAATGCGTGCTCCGAAATTGCCACGCAGGTAGAGGGCATTGCCAATGAACCCTGCACCAACGACACCTATGGTTATTAAATTGGATATTATTACGTCGGTCATTGCACCCTCCTTTATCCTCCGGTCTTAAGGTTGTACATTATGCCATTTGCTGTCAGCAATCGAATATTCTAAAACATCCCCATTTGCGGGTGATACTATATCTACATTGTTGTGTGAGCCGAGTGAGTGGGATTCACTATGATGATCATTAGCACCAATACCGTCTAAATTACTATGAGTTATCTTAACTCCATGCCCTGCAACGCCTGTATGGTCATGGGATGATATGTCCACTCCGTCAACTGTACCAACAGTTGTTATGTTACCAGTAGTTTGGCTTATTCGATATTTTTCTGTAGTAATGTATTTTCCAATCAAATCACCGTTTAGAGTTAGTGTGCTTGACTGTTCAGACGACCCTATCGTAGTGTTTCCATATGCACCCACCTCAAACAATATTAAATCATAAAATCCCGGATATGCAGGTTTATAATAATGAAGTGATAAGAGTGTAGACACCCAGCTATCATAAATACTTATTTTCCCGCTTTCTACGTCGACCCACGATTCACCATCTGCACCAGTTGATTGTCCAACTCTCACAAAACCACCACTTAAATCATCAATTAAAACTTTAATATTTTCACTTGAATCATAAAACTTTATTGTATTATCAGAAGAATCTACAACTACCCTTTGTCCGCTTACTGCTGTCTGTACTACCCTACCTGTCAAAGTACCCGTAACAATATTATCAGCAGTCAGCAAGTCTGTCTTAATGTAGCCCCCCTCGACTATTGTTGTTCCCAGTTTTGCTTTTTCAACCAAATCTTCATAAGCCATAGCCCCAGCATCAGTAAGCCAACTAACTGGCTGCGGATTAGCTGATGTCTGGTCAGCATCGGGGTCAGTACATTTGGCGTCCGTATGCCCAACAGTCAACGTCCCCGTGATTTTTGCATCATTGATAATACCATTTTTTATCTGGGCGGTGTTGGACACGAACTCGTTGGTGCTGGCAGCATTGGCGACGAGTTTATCCACGTCCAAATCCATGATGAACGCCGACCCAATCACCATGTTAGCGGAATTATTCCATACAAGTGTGTGTATGCCCCCCGCATTGGTGGCTATCATGAAGGCTGTCGTGCCTAATGCAGGGTGTGTAGCTGACGCCGAATACGTAGTACTACCCACAGTCCAATAAACGTACTTAAGTGCCGTATTGCCCGCCGTAATAGGGTAGGATGCGCCATTATACACAATGGTGTGGGCATTCCATGCTATCTTACCCGCATCAGGGCTATTATCCGTCCATACATCCGCACTCAAAATTATGGTATTGATAAACATCTTGGTAGCATCGATGGCGAAATCATCTATATCCGTAACCTCAACCCCTAATGACGTCCCAGAAACGCCCTCAGTAGTGCTTGGGTGGAGACCAGACGCTGTTCCTGATGTGTTTATTGCCTCAATCCAATAATAGTAGGTGAGATTGGGTGTCCCAACCGTATCCAAATACGTTACACCCTTAACTTCTGCTATTTTGCTTGCAAATGCGGCACTATTGACGTCAGACCGCCATATTTCCACATGGTCGAGGTCATAGTCAAGCGGATTAGTCCATGACAAAGAAATTGCATTAAGAAAACCAGTAGTGGTAAGCCCGCTTGGGGAGTCTGGTGTGTCTAATTTGCCCTGAATGGTTATTGTGTTGCACGCAGCCTCGTCTATAGGTTGTTTTGTACCGTCCGGCCCGACTGCAACCACCTTCACCTCATATTCGTGGTCTTTGGTGAAGTTAAGGTTGAGAGTCGTACTCTTGTCATTGGTCTTGTTCATAATAATTGCTCCTGATAAAGCCTGTGCCATTGTACTGCTGATGAATTTGGCGCATTCCCTACATTATGTCCCACCTTGCTCACAAACACGTGCCATTCGTTACCGTATTTGTGCAGAACTACGTCGTCAATATCGTAACTGTGGGTGGCTGACCATTCACCCATCCACATTAAGTCCTCGTCAATAAGTAGCCAATCTGGGTTATGACCCGATAATGCCCCGTCAAGATCCAACGTGCCACAGAGGGCTTGGATAATAGTTATGGCAGCGGATAGCGTACCATTGGGGGAGATTGAGCCGCCAAATGCTTCATACATGCCTTTTGTTAGTACACCAGATGGGGTGAGTGTGCCATCAAATGCCCTATACATAGTCAATGCTCTGGCAACATCCCCAGAGAAGGATAACGTACCCCCTACAGCCTGTGATGCACCTTTTTCAAAACTACTGTCAAAACTACTGTCAAAGCTGCCATTAGGCATTGTTGGATTTTCTCCGTTTGTAAAGTCCAGCTAAACCTGCCAGCACTCCAGTCCCCACCATAAGGGCTATTGGGGTGTATGATGTTTCTTTTTGATTTGCTTCCAATATCTCTATTCTTTCTTCAAGCTCCTGAACTTTGGTATCAAGTTCTTTGATAGCTGCGATTGCCAGTACATTTACATCATGCGTTGTAATTGTTTTTAAATCGGTGTATTGGAGTTCACGGACTTCAGGCTCAATAACTTTCCCTGTTGAATCCAGTACTGCTTGTTTAATTGTCTTATATATTTTCGGTATGACCCCAACGGATTTTGGAAGTGTGGTTTCCAGTTCATCAGCCACAAATCCCCGATGTAGAGTAGTGGTATCAAGAGCTGGGTTATTATCTACCCATTTTTCTGTATAATTAAAGCTCACGGGTCGTATGTTGCGTAATTTCTCTAATCCGTCTTGTATGTCAGCGATATTTTGCTTAATACGTATGTCAGATGCTTCTGCCCATGTTGTACCAGAGGCTTTGGTTGCGGTTGTACCTGTTATTGTGAAATTGCCATTCCCATAGAATGTAACTATATCATTACCCCCTGCTGTCATATCGAGCTGGTCACCGTTTGACCAGAAATCATAATATTCGTAATTGGTATCTTCATTCAGAGAGTTCCATAACACTAATTGCCCACCAATGTTGGCGTCATCACCATAAGCATAAAATGCCCCACTTTCCGCATCATCCGAACCAACTTTTATAAATCCTGTTACACCAGATTTTATTGCCTGTATATTATTAAGCACAGTCAACGCACCAGTCATCGTATCGCCATCAGCATTAACATACCTGCCGTCAAGTATCTCTGTGTTAACGGGTATATCCCAGTGAGAAGTAGAATTTCCCTCATAATACAAAGTAATACTCGGTGCTGAACCACTTCCAGACACATCAGCATAAAGTTTTCCCACAACATAACTATCACTTGCTAAATCATGGTCTGCCGATATGGTTAGGGGAATGATATACGAGTTCTTGCCAGATGTTACCTCGTTGCTAACAACGGAAGTTCCAACAATAACCTCTGAAGTATCGCTTTTCCGCTCAACCAATTTCCAATATAGTCTTAACGTTTCCGTGCCGGCTGTTTTCTCGGCATAAAATCGCCAGTTGTAAACTCCAGTTATCAGCTTTTCTGGTTCATTAGCGTTTGGAGAAATCCAGCCGAGAATATAATCATCATTCGACAGAGATGTCATGCTTGTGTCCTGTTCCGCACCAGCAGACGGAGTCAGGGAGCAGAGTTTGTAATCTGCTGTTCCAGAGTTAGTGTCGAGCATATAATACCTTGCCCCCAGTGCAGTTACGGCTTCATCCACATACTTCTTGTCTACTATGTGATGCAAAGAAGTTATGCTTCTATCACTGTCATACAAACCCACACCACCTGAAACATGCAACTTCGCTTCAGGAGTTGCCGTCCCGATGCCAAGACTGTCAAGCGTTGTAATCGTTGTGTTTCCAAAATTACCTATAGTAAACTCGTTTCTGGCAGAATTCAGTAATAAGTCGATGCTATCTGGCAAATCCCCTTTCCACAATGAAGCAATAGCGTCCCTTAAATTCTCTGCGGATATATTACCAGTCAACCCGCTTTGTAATGAATCCATGTTGGCGGAGAATGAACGCAGTGTATAACCCGACTGCCCGTAGGACGTAACAGGCACAACCAAAAACAATAACAATATACATAATAGTAATTTTCTCATATTGGTCATCCTCCCGAGTTACAAGTCAATTGGTACGTGAATTCCACCTTATCCCCAGAATTTACATTGATAACGCTAAACACCGACCTATCCATAAGTGTGCCGTTGGCCGAAGCATTAAACAGTCCATGCTCCACTATGGCAAATGTACCGGCATAGGTATGGGTGGCAACCGACTTGTAGATGTTAGCAGCTCCTTCAATCTGCGTACCAGTATCTCTGGCTTCCCCACACGGCGTACCAAGTGCCGTATCAGATGGGTCTTCTGCAGTGGCGTCTTCACCGCTATCATGATACTTAAAATTGATCCAATCGGCTTCTGTCCCCTGCAATGAGTCTACAAGATACGCCACAAATGCGTCCGTAACCTCGTGCGTGCTCACTATCCCCTTATCTTCCACTGTGCCATCTTTTCGCAGCACCCTTACCCCGAGTGTGGCACTCATAGGCACTACTCCCATAGCACTCACAAGATACAGTATAAAATCCCTTATCTTTATAAGTGTACCAGGGTGTTTTCTCCTTAACCACACAACAAACTTCTTCCTAATCTGGTTATTCATCTCAATCTCCTACTTTAAATGGTGTAGTCGTATTGTTATCACTCAAGCTTATAAATGTCTTACCATTCAATTCTACCTTCTCATGGGTGTCATAGACCGTATTGTCCTCCCATGTACCTTTCCAATTAATATCGCTTGCATCTACATCCCGAACATATATCTCCCACGTGCCTCTGGGGGCTGGCGGCGGCATAGAATCAAATGTTACAACCACACTCGGCTCATATTCGCCCGTCGTTCTGTTCCTTGATACGACTTCCTGTAGTTTGACATTAGACGCAAGATTAAGTATATTAGCCACATCCCCTACTGATGTGCTTGGCGGTACAAGTTTAGGCAGCGAGAACTCCCCATCATTATCATCATCTGATATTGTAATATACGCATTCTCATCATACTGCATAAGAGTCAGGGTTCGCATGAGTTCATCCGTCCTGCTTATTTCTATGATACGGTATTTTTGTGGTGTACCGAGCGAATATATATCGTGAAGGGCAGGAGCCGTGGTCCATGCTGTAGCAAAGTGTAATGTGGCTGAGGTAGTGGCCGCATCAACAGTATTAGACTCGATGGTGCCGTCCGAGTGTTTAACCTGTAGCACATCCCCAACAGCGGCGGTTACAGTACGGTCCAGTGTAACGCTATTGGTTGAACCACTCAAATCAGTATATGATACTATTCTTCCACTGCTTCCAGTTCCCAATACGTCATGCCCTACTTCCACCACATCTCCAACCTGTGAAGCTAATGAATCCACATCTACGCCAAATGTTATAATATTATTAAGCAATTCTTCCATGAGCATGGTAAATCGGGCAGTCTGATATGCCTGACTATAATTCGTAGTACCATATAGTGTTATGCTGGTTGGCTTGTTAAGACTTGCATCACTATCCCAATTTTCCGTCCTTGCAGCCAATACTGTCTCCTCGTAATTACGTTCCTCATCCCAATACTTAACTTCAAGCATGTTAGCTCGTTGCCTTGACTCCATATACTTTTGTGCGAACGTATCTGCGTGAATATTACCCATAGTAAATAACTGTACAGGATCACTATCCCGATATGCCATAGCGTAGATTTTAGTACCAACTGGATAAACAATCCCCCTACCTTCCTGACATATACGTAGAATAGCGTCCCACGCTGTCATAAACGTATCAAAAACGATGTTTAACTCGTACTTGAGGCCATCATACCCTGTGTACTCTGCCCACTCCCTAAATGACTCGTAATCAATGTAGGCAGGATTGACTCCGCAGCCATATACCGCTTCTCCATTTTCATTCCCTGCGTAGGGGTACGTGGGATGGCAAAAGCCAGTATCACTATTGTAATACCCGTTTACCAATATATCGTAAACAGCCCATGCATGAATATTCGCATCACCCTGCACCCAACCCTGAGCAAGTGTCATCCGCGTAGTCATGGCGCCATTTTCATTAATCGTAATAGTGCTATAATCACTATCAAGGTATAGAATGTGATAACCAGCGGGCATATTTGCCGCTTTATCTTTAATTTTATACATACCATTGTTTACCCCATTATTTAATACCGCACCACTAATCATAATAAGCTGCCCTACCTGAAAGTCGTCCCAGTCCCCATACCAACCTTTAATACGAATGTAGTTAGTGGTTGCATAAAGTGTTATCTTGACTGTGGTAAGTATTTTTGCGAGGCGTGTATTCCACACCCATACTTTACTTCTTTCCACATCTACCTGTACGTCAAGGTCACTGCTGATTTGTCCAGATGCCAGAGCTTTAATACCAAGTAATGGTTCACCGGGATACGTGAATCCTTGTCTTTTACCATTGGCGTCCTCTTCCCCATAAACTATTTTTGCTACATTAACTAATTTCACTAATGATGTAGAGCTGGCAGCCACCCGCATTTCGTAATTTGCCCCGTAAGTAAGCGGTTCCGTCTCTGGCACAGCCCTTATAGAGAGATTTATGGGTTTGGTGGTTACTCTGGTTATTATACCGGCGTTTATATTATTTGCATAGTTTCTGGAGTGGTCTACTGACTCCGCAAAATTGAAATCAAAATTAGTCCATGTATCTGTATTTTCTACCCTGTACTGAGCGAATATCCTACACTCACCGTCCATTATATTCTCCCCCGCAGCAGCGGTGAATAGCCCATGCGGGAGTGTGAGTGTAAGTTCTATATTGTGTGCGTTTTGAATTAGTGTAACTGGGTAAATCCAATTGCTACCAGATGGCAACTCTTTATATGTATCCCTGTCATAAATAGCGCGATCTGACACGTGAAATTTATCACTGGCTGGCGCTACTTGGAACTTCGCTATTATATAACTATCTACACTACTTGGTACAACATTATCTGATGTATAGTATCTATTAGCTGATATGGTTGGGCGGTAATGAAGGTAATAATCATGGTCGAACTCTACAGCACGACTGCCCTTTACTATATCAACTTCTATTCCATTGAATTTTATTGTGTGGGCGCTCCATTTTATCCTGCCAGACTCAGCACTATACACTAAATTTACTGCATCCATGCTTACCTCTGGTGCTTCTAAATAAAGTTCTATATCTGCTGGGATGTTACTGTACGTTGCTTCAAACCCCGTAATAATAGTTTGTGCAGCCAGCCCGGGTCGTGTCTCCCATTGTACATCATCGCCATAAGTTGATATTGACCGCCCGTTTATCACAATATCGTTATAGAATGATGCCATGCCGTGTCCCGGTATGCCATTTTTATATGTGGTTGGGTGGAAGAGTGTTGCACCCGGTACTGCGGGTAACTCGCCATAAGCGACTGGCATAGAATATTCCACACCGTACAGCGCTGCAGTCCCACGTACCCCTATTTCATGTACAAATTGCGCATACGTATATACATCTGTCCTTTCATCAACCCTGTGTGCTGCAATAGAATATAGGGCATACAATTTTTGTCTGTCCCCATCTATCTTCACGTAACGATTCTTCAATACTGGTCTAATTCTTGCCTTACCGTAAATGATTGGCATTGCCGAGCCATGTGCAGCTGATGGATTGCCTCTGTGCTGCCATGAATAAGATGGGGATGTGGATAGGTCTTTGTCCTTTTCTCGTAGGAAGTAGAAGAGTAGGTTGGCTCCCGCGAATGTAAGGGGTAATATCCAGGCGCCCGGTATGAAACTTGTGGCTGTTCCCATTATTTGCCCCAGTGACCGCCATGTTCCTTCATCCCCTCCAGTTGGTATAGGCATGACCAAATATTCATCGTTCTCGGCAGGAAATATCTCATCCACAGGCAAGCTAATTATCCCCCCATTATACATAACCACACACTCTTCCCTATATCCCATGTATGTTGATAATGGTTCGCCCTTTTCCAACTTATATTCTGTTGTAGTAGCTCCGCCAGTAAGTGGATTAAGTATATTAGTTATTTTGAACATATCTATAATACCCCACAATACGACTTTTTAACCTTGAAACCCTTGATATGACGGCGTTTGTGCCTTCCATAGTATGTATAATCCTATTATTACCTATGTATGCCCCAGCATGCGCAATCAAACTTGGGTGTATACGCATCAACACGACCAATGGTGCATCTTCGTCCTGTGGACTATACACTTCTTCCCATGGTGAGAATCCTATTGCCTCATGGGCAAGTTCGTCTATTTTAGATGAAGCAAATGCATTAACCCTGAAGTCTGGTAATTGTATCCCACATTCCTTAAACACTTCCATAACAAGCCCCCAGCAATCGAGTCCCGATGTTTTATTTCTTCCACCATTCACAAAGGGCGTTCCCACAAAGTGGCTAACATTAACCATATACCCCTCCTGTGATGCCCGGACTCCCACCATAATTTTGCGTATTATCCCGTAGTTTGCATGCGGCAAGTGTATGGTCGCAATTGTCATAACCAAGTGTTAGTGTAACTGTGGTAAGTACGGTTTCCTCTGTAAATGGACGCCCACCTTTTGCCGCTGTTCTTACATAAACAGTGGTAGGTGTAACGGCGTAATAGTTCTCTGCTACGAAGAACCCATCGTTGGAAACCGAGCCACTTATTACAAACCCCGTGTCTTTGCTTAATGCCCACTTCCCAGATGCCCGCTGTTCTCCCCGCGGCTCAGCAAACATAAATACCTTATTTACAATATCTCCATTCTCCATCCATATTTTATTTACTGGGTAGCCTTCAACCGTCCCCACGTCGAGTGTGAATATAACGTGGTTGCTTGTGGCTGTATATAATGAGCCATCGGGTGATGTTGGTTGCGTATATTGGCATAATGCTCCCCCAAACTTATGTCTACAGAACCCGGGTAAATATCTATCACGAGGAAACCGCCTACTTAATAAACTGGGAATGCCCAATGTCAGCGTTACAGCACTCAAGTCGACTTCACAGCTCAATACTTCTGCCGACTCATCTATTGCTGGTGTGGTAAGCTCTAAATGGGCAGAATGTACAACACGAAGCCGTACAATGCTCCCTACAAGCCCTGCCGTAGCTCGTACTTGTGTACGTAGAGCCCCAGTAAGTGATAAGTCTTCTATCCGTAATTTATATTCGGGAAACTTACCCTCCAATGACGCACTTACATCGTCCATCGTAAAAGGCATATTGGTATAGTCATTGCCGTTCCATGTAATATAACCAGCGGCACTATTATTATTGGTATATCTCAATACCATACTTGTGCCTATTACGGATATTTCCAGTAGCCATATCCACGCACCAGATGTAGCCAACTTATGTTGTTCTGTAATATACGAATTATCTAATGTTTTCATACCTGCTCCAACACAAATTCCACAGTCCAGAATAGGAAGTTAGCATGGGTACTGGGAGTATAAGTTACTGGGCCGAGAAATCTAACATTTACAGCTGTTGCATAATCCGGTCTTGAGAATATGAAGTTTTCTGCTCCGGCTAATCTGGCATTCTCGAATGATAGAATGATATCCTTGTTAGCTTTTGACACAAATTCATACCGTACTGTCCACCGCCGTGTTATGCGTGTGAACCTCGCCCGCGAAGTTATATATCCGCCATCGGATCGGCTTCTGATTGCGGGGTCTTGTGCCATAGTATCGTCAAAGTATTCCACAATGGGTTCTTGCTCCAATGTCCCATGTCTATATATTGTTGGGAATGTTACCATCTCTTATCCCCCTCTGACCGTCTTAGCAAATGCTGGATTTGTATTAAGCTCACTCATAACCGCATTAATCACCCACCGTCTACCATCAAATACACGGCTGGTTTCTTTCAAAGTAACTGGGGTGCCTTTGTTAGTGATGTTGATAACCGTACTACCTACAGCAGCTTTTTGTGACCCCATAGTGGATAGCTCCGGGGTATAATAGTCTTTCGATGGGGCAGTATATGGTATTGTCCGCTGAAGGTCAAGTAACCAACCTGGATCCCGCCTGCTCTTGGCTACTTTGCCCCCAAAGAGAAATGTGGCAGTACCAAACTCCATCGTTTTACCGCCACCAAATAAAGCATACCACAAATCGCTTGCCAGCACCTCTGCTACAAAATCGTTGAACTTATGTAATACTGTCGTGAACATATTGGTTATAAGGTTCTCAAATGTCCTTGCTCCTATGTAAGTATCGTTGAGAAAACTGCTTATGGTGTCTGACCACCCAGTTTTTATCCCCATATTCACGTCAGCAAATACATCTTCCCAATTCCGTAAATTAAATATCGCTTTTCTTAGCCCCTCTTCCCATCTTTCCGCCCATATAGATGGTTGTTTCATAGAGGCTTGCACTTTCTTCATTTGCTCTATGAGAAGTGCTTTATATTCTTCATAGGCGGCTGTTAACTCTGGCGTAACACTTGGTGCGGGAGGTATTCCAAGGCCTGGCAATACAGGCGGCTTTTCCATAAATATACGGTATATATTCCCAAGTTCATCAACTGCTTCTATTATCTCCTCTATAGCTGCCATAAATGGCGCAGGAAGATGCTTGGCAAGTCCCGCCAATAATTTACTCAAGTTACCAATATCCTCCGTGATTGCCTTCTCCATCGTCTCTGCGAAGTTGCTGACAATGTCTTTGCCTGTCCAGACTATCTCCTTTCCTACGTTTTTCAGGTCATTCACATAGCTTTGATATGATGCTTTGCGTGCTTCCTCGTCACCACCAAATAACACATCCATAAACCCTTTTGGTTCTCCTGAGAGTAATTCACGCAAATATTTATTCATACCAGCCGCCTGTATCAGACTTTCTATATCCAGATGCGTTATGCCTTTTATATATAATTTAACCTGATTTGCAGAACCTTTTATGTAATCACTTACTCTATTCAATACTTTACCAATAAACTGCGGTAATAATGAAAATTCCCACATGATTTGGGTAATAGTTTGTACTCCTATATCGCCAAAGTCTTCAAAGAATGGTATTATTTTACTTTCCAATGCTTGTTTCCAAAAATCACTCATTAAAGTAGCCCTTAATGTATATAATGCCGCTACAAGCCACGTAATGGGATTGGTTACCAATGCTAATGCCGATCCAGCAATGGCTTTTGTGAGTAATAAGAATTGGTTAGTGAGCCCCGTGATAACAAGCAGCAGTGGAGGGATTGTCAAAGATAATACTCCCAAAACCGTTACCCACTTCAATGATTCCGCTACTATTTTAGTGTTCACTTTAACATAATCCTCAAATGCCTTGATATTATATTTAATCCTGTCTATCACTTTCAGCAATGATGATGCAAGTGTATCTCCGAGCATAATAGCCAGTTTTTGTGCTATCCTATATAATTGACCTAATTGCTCCGTGAATGCCAACATTTGTTTCTTTGCCACACGCTCCGTAGTCCCACCAGCATTCTCTATCTCATCTGCATACCGTCTTAATGCTCTCGAGCCATAATTAAACAGTGCTATCTGCCCACCAATAGCTCTAACCCCAAACAACACTTTAAACACCATATTGCGGAACTCTTCGGTTGTGCCCGCCATTTTGTCACTTATTTCCCCTATAATTTCTATGAATGGCTTCATCTGCCCAGTTGTATCATATATGTGCAAACCCAGCCGATATATCAAATCCCGCATTTCTGTAGTAGGGGATATAAGGTTAGCTATAGCACGCCTTAACACAGTACCCGCCATACTGCCTTTTATGCCTGCGTTAGCCATAACACCCAGCATAGCGGTTGTTTCGGCAAGCGTGTTATTGGTAAAGGCAGCCGTAGCGCCTGCATATGATAATGCCTTATCCAAGTCCATGAAATTTTGATTGGAGCTTACTATTGTTTTGGCAAGTATATCTGCAATATGACCCGTATTCTCAAATTCCAACCCGAATGCTCTAACAATATCCACCAATCCCTCGACAGTCATGGACAATTCACTTCCCATAGCTCGTGATAGCATAATGGTGTCATTAAATGCCTGCATTTGCTCGGTAGCTGTTAATCCCGCCGACCCAAGAAAATAAAATGCCTGTGCGGTATCGGTAGCAGCCTTATTCCATTTAATGGAGGCATCCAGCGCCATATTGGACATTGTTTTGAATTGTGCCTCACTTAGCTCACTAACACTGGTGGCATGCCGTATAGCCTTGTCAAATTTACCGTATTCGCGGGTAAGCAGTGTGATAGAGCCAACTGCCATTGCCCCGAATCGTGTGAATGAGCGAGATAAGGATTGCAGTGAGGCATTAGCTCTCCCCATACTACTTGTCCATCCAGTAGTATTGAGCTTTAAATATCCTTGTACCGACCCTACATTAAACACCCTTACCACCACCTAACAAACTCAATATATCCCACATATTAGCCTTCAAATCGTCTTTCCTATCTGTTAATTCCAAGTCATCTATCGCTTTCTGATAATCTTTTGAATCAGCCATGCCAATTCTCACACCATAACTCACGTCTGCTATGAATTGCCGTCTAAGAGCGCCAGCTTGCCTCAACCAGTACCCCCTTTGCCTTATCCCCATCTTTAGCAATTCGTCTAATGTGAATAATCCTGGAAAGGTAGAAGCTATTTGGGGGACTTCTTCACTTCTACCTTTGGGACGTTTTTTGCTTCTACCTCATCGTTAATAACCGTAAATATTTGTTTCATGGTGATGCCGAGTTTACGGATGCCTAATTTGGCTATGTCCTCATTAGTCGCACCCAATATCTCAGTCAACATAGTTACGATAGGCGTGGTGTCTGATTCATCGTAGTCCTCTTTCTTGGACAAATCAGCCATTCTTTTGGCGGTATCGGGTGGTATATCCGCAACTGTATACGTCTTACCCCCTACGGTTATTTCAATGGGTTCACAAATCTCATCAATGTTAATTTTTGGCATGGCTGTCTCCTGTTAGCTATAGTCTGCTGTACTGATTGCACCCGCACTCCAGAGAATGCCTGTGGAGTCTGGGTGTGCTTTGAATGTAATGGCATATACCCGTTGTGCAGTGAGATTAAATGAAATCTCAAAATTAGGCACCGGATATACACGCTCTAATCTCAACCCCTTCGTAGTGGATGCCACACCATCAATAATAGGCTGGATAATAAGCGGGTGACCCTTATCATAATGTGATATACCCACCGCTATGTCCGAATTGGTGCGAACTAATCCACTTCCTGAAATGCTCCCACCGGGTAGTAATTTCTGTAAATTCCCTAGTGTGAGTCGGGTTGCGGGCACTAATGCTGTGCACTCAGAATAACCGAGAAAGATGCTATCTACTGGGGTTGCGCCATACACATTCTCAAAAACATCAGCGCTCTCCCCTGTCAATGTGAATTTCACTTCCTCGTAAGTATCCAAAACAGTTGTGCCCCATGTAACTTTTGCAGGCCCCAAATCTTCTAACGGCCCTGAGGCTCCTATACTCATAATATACCTCTCATGTCATATTAGTTGTTGTCAAATCAATAGGCACAACATACACATGTCGCCTTCCAGACTCGTCCAGACCAATATAATAAGGCGTTCTGCATTCTACATTACATCTGTATATGTACCCACTGCCTATTTGTGGCAGACTAAATTGCATTCTGCCATGTAACCAATCAAACACGGTGTAGGCGTTGTCCCGTGCCGTAAACCTTGTAAGCGCCCTTGAGTATGCTCTCAGGGGGATTTGGCGGTAATCGATTAGTAACCCATCCGCCAGACCAGGACTGGATTCTGCAATTACCACGCATTCATCTATATCGTCGGAGTCCACACTTATGGCGAACAAGTCTGTTCCGACCGTGAAACTTGTATTGTTACCTATGTATGTAACAAATTCTTTTATCATAATACACCAAGTTTACCAAGTGATACCATATTGGCATGACCACAGCTACAACAATACCTTGTTATCAAACTGTAATTCCCATCTAATGATTGCCCAAGCCAGCAAAAGCGCCCAAACCACCTGAATTTATCCTCCATAAATGTCTTTGATTCGGCTTCCGTAATAAAGGGCTTTCCGCAATTTGGACATTCTTTGTATTTAGTTTCCATAACTGCCTCCAATTATAATCTCATCCCGTTTGCTACTATCTTAGTATACTTCATAGCATTCTCGGTCAATTTACCCCCCAAATAATTAGTGCCGGCTGTGGGTTCTGTCTTGGTTGGCCATTCCTCGTGCTGCTCGGCGGCATAAGGAGCATTAAACACTATACACGCCTCATGTGAGTTCTTAGGAATACGAGTACCGCCATAAGTTTCAGGTTGGTATTTACCAGTTGCTCCTTCCCCATAGGATATTGCTGTCTTGACCTTCTTACCATCCACGAACACAGCCCCAGATGCCCTCAATTCACCAGGAACACGATCTGGGCTTGAATACCCCGGTCGTTTAATGGGAACAGTATTCACTACCGTTATAGCATCTTTCATAAGCTCTATACCAGCCAGTCGTAACCCCGCACGTATCTTACTGGGCATAACGTGGTTAGTCAATACCCCCATATTACGTAGAACTTCTGACATATCCAATTCCATTGTCAAGCTTTTAGGCGACATATACGTCCATACTCCTTACACTAAAATCTCGGGATCTGCTTATTTTCATTATAGCGTGTGCTATTCCGTCGTATATTATCTTGTCTTTATAGCTGATAGTGTTGGCAGCCCGTGTGGCAAACCCACTCACGATAAGTGTGCGCGGTCTCATGTACACCTTTGCCATACTCACTACTACTTCCCCCGCTTCATTCTGAATACGATGTTCACCGTAATCAATAAACGCCTTCACAGTAACATCCTCAGGCGTATTTGGCTCTTGCCATTTGTCACTACCCTTGTCCATACGCAGGGTTATTGTGTCTACTAAGTACGATCCAATCATTGTTTCCTCTTCCAAGACCTATAAATACCATAACATCTCCCAGCCGCCTTCTTCTTATCCTTGAACCCTTCCCTGTGAAACAAATAACTGATACAACGGCTCACAAAATGCTGCTCTGTCTCACCCTTATTTGGTGTAGGCATAATTTACCTCCTTATGATGCGTCTGTGAGCAAATTTCCATAGGCGTCATAATTCACGCCTTCTTCTTCGTTACGTTCAATATTAACCAAATACACCGGCTTATCCGTATCATAGCCTGCAAGTAATTTCTGTACGATAGGTGGTATTGGCATCTCAACCGTGTTATCATTCTTATACCGCTCTTTAACAACCCCTGCTGTTATCACTCCCTGTGCCTGCAATCCCATGCGGAGGTCAATATCGGGCTGGTGTTGGAGCAAGAATAATGCCATCTCACATTGTGCGTCTTTCATCTTTTGCGTGGCTGTAGTCGGAAACGTAAATTTACCCGCATTAAGCCATTGATACGCCGTAATAAGCGCCCGTTCATTATCGGCTTCCTCATCAATCCAGTAACTATCCGCATCAAGTCTATTCCCCATGTAGATGTTAGCGTCCGCTTCCGTTATCCAGCTATTTGTTCCAACTATTATAGCCATGACCCCTCCTATATTGCCTCTAATACGTTAAATTCGGCTTTCTTCGTTAAATCATATGTTCCGTCGGCATATGTTGCCTTGAACTGTACCCAAAATTTGCCCTCAACAATATCGGCTGCGCTATATGTCCAGTCAAATTGCCCATTGTCGCCAGAATCCACAAGCTCCAATGTTCCTGTGATGGCTCGTGTCGTCCCACCCCGTTTTGGGCGTATAGTACCTGTTATAGTTGAGTTGGTGAGTACCCAAGCATTCCCATCCTCGTCCTGCCACGTTATTCTCTGTGCTGTATGTCGTGCTCCTTCTACTGCATCTCCGAGTGCCATATCATTCTCCTGCTACCACTATTCCTGCTGTTGCTTGACCGACTACTGCCCCTATTGTAGCCTGACCTTCTATTATTGCCCCAGTTATCTCATTGCGTACAAAAGTACCTATAAATTCCGTACCATCAGTTCCGTATGTTTCACCTTCCGCTGTTCTATCTTCAGGCGGAAGTACGCAGTTTCCCACTTTTGTTTCATTATCAAACGTGACGCCATACCTTGTATCGTCTTCAGACGCCAAGTCTAAAAGCCCACTGTCAGAAACATCTACATCTACATCTTTCCTTACATCGACTTTAGCTGGTACATGACATTTACCAGTTTTATTTTCCCCGAAGTCCGTATCATATCTTACATCTGATTCTGCCAATGCTGGCAATAGTTCAAATTCCAAATCCTTTGCCTCATCTATTATGATATTATCTATTACAAGCGTTTCGTAGCCTGCTTTGGATAGGGTGAGCTTATGCGGAGTTTTTGTTGCCCCACCGGTCGTATAATTAGTCGAATCATAAGTTTTATAATTTACCCATTGCTGGACTATTTTCCCACTGCCAGCCGTTTCTACACTAAAAGCTTCAGCGTCATCTTTATCTTCAAGCAAGCATGTTACTTCAGATAGATTATTCCCATCTTTGTCTTTAACATGAATATTAAATGGAAATTGCTGATAAGTATTTGCATCTACGTGCATTGTTGAACCACTACGCCATGTCAAAGTAGTTGAGTACCCTCTAACATATGTATCAGCACGAATAATTGACCAAGCATAGAAGAAGCTGCCACCACCTATTTTCGGGTTTACAAGATAAACTGTTATATCACTTCTATTTGGAACAAAATTATAAGCACCTGCACTAATATTTTTACTTACGAAATTTGTAAGTGTCATATCATCAAATACTCTAATTCCGTTAATAAATTCTTCATACTGAATACCATAGGTCGTGTATACTGTGCTAATATTTATTGCATTTAGAAATCTTAACTGCGAATCAATGAACTCACCAGCACCGTTCAAGTTTAGTTGATGGGCATGATAAATATCACCACCAACCAATATTTGCTTAATAGATGTATTATACAGGTTCAGCGTACCTTTCATTTCTATACTTGTTGCATCATCACCCAAATCATCAAAGATTATAAAGCATCCCTTCACAGCTGTTTCGCTGTCAAGTTTCTCACCAAGCGTAACTTTTGCATTATCCTTAGTATAGAAATATTTACCATCACCAAATTTAACACAGCAATCTATGTCGGATACGTTTGTAGGAGTAGTGTCATCACCGAATACTATTCTCTCGGTACTATGGTATTGACCATCACTAAGCCTTGTAAAAACGCCCCATCCTTGAGCTTGGTCTTCAGTCCATATATCCTCGAATATATCTGAAGAATCCCCCGTAACAATTATATCACTTGCTGGTCTTGTGATACTGAGTGCCATCATTCATCCTTTGCTACTACACAAAGCGACCAAAAGAATAAAGTTACTATTAAATATACAAGTAGTATTATCCATATCATTTTGGCTGCCTCCATGCAAGAAATTCGGCATGTCCGTCAAATGCCTGTTTTGCCTGATTCAAGATTTGTATAATATCCCGACCTTCACTTTTAATCTCATCATCTACATCACTGAAGCTTGCACCCGCTGTAATTTCATTAATCCTTGCAATAGACTCCTGAAGCACATTATATACATTCTCCGCCTGTGCCCTTACCTCAAACACATTAGCTATTACCTCATTCGTATTCCATGCTTGGTCAAGTTTTGTCTTAACTGCCATTATTTATCTCCTTACCTTATGGTGTTTTCGCTTGTGTTGAAGTATAGTTTGGATAATCGTAGTAGTTGATATATCAGGTGTTCTGGGTAAATAGACAATATCCACACTATACTCTTTAAGCTGCATTTCCCATTCATTCCACTGCTTATCATCCGCCCAATCATCCCCCACAAATACTTTATTGAAATGTATTCTTGTCCATTCCTTGTATATGTTCCGTTCATTCCTGCGTACGACACTATCCACATACCATATACCCCTGACTATTTCAAGCCTTTGTTTAAATGGTATAATTGGCTTATGCCCTTTATATAATTCTACCAGCTCATCCGTTGATACCGCCACTATCAGTCTGTCACACATGGATTTGGCAGTACGTAATATATTCAAGTGACCAACATGAAATAGGTCGTATGCACCTGCAGTATAACCAAATATCACGGTAGTTTATCCATTCTACATTTTGATACGTTATAAAATTTCGTATGCGGCGTTCTCCAATCCCCATACTTCTCAGTCAAGAACCCATCTGTATCCTTAGGAACATGGAATGCGCGCCCATAAAATTTTATAGTTCTGAGTTCCTCAAGGAAACGTGCATTATGCACCAACCAGTATTTATCCGCATGTGATGGTATAACACGCTTATCCCCGTGCCGTTTGAATGCGGCTATCTCCCCGTGTTCCCCAAATCCCGCAAACTTCATAGCATACACGCTCCCATCCCATTTAGCAAAATGACGATGGTCAACAATTTCAGTATCCAGCCCTGCTTTCATTAGTATTTTGTTCAATTCAAGCACAACCGGTGCGAGGTCTTCTAATAGGCAGGCGAAATCCACATCCCTATCTATTTTTATAAATCGCTTTTCCCTTACTGCGCCCAGACATGTGCCCCCATAAAGGAAATAGTCCAATCCTACCTCTTCGCAGGCGTCCGCTACTGCAAACAATAATTTCTTGGCATTACGATTAACCATTTTGCTCATCCTTCCTAACAATGATGTAATAATACCCATCCTCAGTCCTAATATTGAAATCCCCGTATTTTTGTACTAATTCGGTTAGCATACCCAAATTATACAACCTCAGGTGTCCAGGATCGTCAACATTGGTTGCCGGTGTGGTTAATAGTAGGACATGTTTTGTTGCTTTTATCAAAGAACCTATAAACGCTTCATTATCCTCCACATGCTCAATAACTTCAGAACAGACTATTGAATCAAATATCGCCCCATCAAGTCCCACAGAAAATGTCAGTTCGGGGAACAATTCCCTTGCCATTTTTATGGCAGTTTCCGAGAAGTCTACCCCATGCCATGTTCCGTTCTTAAATCCTTGCATTATCTTGGTGGAGTGCCCACACGCACAACCGACATCAGCGAATGTAGTACCTATTAACGGCTCGGTACACAGTCTTAGCCTTTTCTGATGTTTTGCCCACCCAAGATGTTCCCAAGTCCTATTTGGTATCCAATGCTGTGTTATGTATTCTTCTGCTGTCATCTGTGCATACTCCTGTACCATTCACGACAATACCTCATACGCTGTTTGCGTGCCTTCTTGTTATAGAACAAGCAATTATTGTCTTCTGACGTGAGTAATTGCCGATAATTTCGGGTAGGCACCACGTACTTATTCACATTCGGGAATGCCCCCATTTGCCAGAATACATCCTCAATTGGCGTCAGGCACCCCTTCAAATCAAATGCCAGATATTTTCTGGGTGAGCATGTTATAATACCAACAAAATCCACCTTAATCGGCTTATCAATCTTCGCCGCTGAATAGCATACCGTATCGCCGTAGTAATTCTCACCCTTAAATGTCCTGCCATGTATACCAACTATCCCATCGTTCTTAACAGACCCAGCTACTAAATCCTCGCCAAGTCCTGGCAATGGCACGACATCATCATCCGCCTTAATGACAAAATCTCCGTGAGTCAATAACGCTATTGCATGTCTATTCATATTACCAGGGTCGGGATTAAATCTCACATGATTGATGGGCAAACTGGTCTCAAACTTATTGGACGAATCCGCCAACCATACATCATCGGTTTGCTCCAACCACCCTTTTAGTACCTCTTCAAGCGTACCTAATCGCCTATATGTAGGTATTACGACTGAGCAATTTGACATTCGCCTCTCCCCCTACTTGCTCCAAATTGCGTACACGCTACTACTTTATCCATCCACGTTATGCTTTCTGTATTCTTGTAACATTCCCTGATAAACGTAAAATCGCTCATAGCAACATAGCCATCACTCGGACGCCAAAACTCTACATACTTATTCCACAACTCCATACTCACTGCGAAACAAAATGACCCTATTTTCCCCCTCACTGGTGGTTTCTTCCAGTATTCACCCTGAGGCAATATACCGTATGGCGGTATAACGCCCTTAAACATTACAATATCTGGTGCTGATTTATCGGCTATTTTCTTAAGAGTATCTACAAAAGTGTAATCTATAAAAAAGTCATCATCATCAAGCACCATAACGTACTTAGCGTCCTTTATTTTAATGGTGCTTATAGCTTCATTTGCCTTAGCCACCCCATACCCATTCTCAGTTTTGTCTGATTTCACCAATAAATGGGTATAATCGTTGCCTGTTTGCCTTTTAACAGAACCGACACATATTTTTAGCATATTTGGTCTTTTAGGGTGGCATCTTGTTACAATACATAGCGTTTTCATATCAATCCTTTATTTTTTACCCAATTTCCCTCTATTTCCTGCAATCCACGTTTCTTACGTTCATTTCTTGTCCCTCTCACATCGTGGCGTACATACTTTCTTGGTTTACCCTCCCATCCATAATCTTTTCCAGCGCTGTGGCCCAACCCGGGAAAACTTTTCAACACCTTATCCGACAGTCCCCGCTTGTAAATATCGAGCATGGTAAGATAACATGGTGCCCCATGATGTACATATGGATGATATTTACGATAACTAGCGATGCAAATCAATTGGAAATATGGATGTAGGTAGGGCATATCCTCCCCTATATGACCTACCCTGGCTCCGATGCCATATCCATCAAAATCAGTGTGCTCTATGTAGCCTATCCCGAATGTATCGGGCTCCATCTCAGCCATCATATCATTTACAGGGGACTTTAACAATTCAATATCACTATCAAATATCAACGCATATGGTGTTCTGGCGTGATCTATACCCAAGCACATGCCCCTTCCATGCCCTATGTTATATCTGGTTTGTATCACGGTCGTAATATCGGATTTTAAGCTCATTACATATTTTGCGCATGGGTTGTTTGTGTTAGACCCGTCAACTATGATTATGGGCATATCTGGATGAAATTTTCTTATCGACTCATACGACCTCTGTATGAGGTCTTTGGTATTGCAGCAAACTGTTATCCCAGTTATTTGCGGAAAGTATGTGGCACAATTCGTATCATTAAGTTTGCCGTTAAGCACATCCAAATACACCTTATAATCATTTGGCATCCATTCTCTCAACACTTTTCTATCGCTGTCAATGTGCTTACCATACAATTTTGGGTTGTGTCCTTGTCCTATACCTTTCCTGCCTGGCATTCCTTTTATCCCGACGTACAAGGATTTCTGCTTATCCGAAAACAAATGGGCTTTATGCTCCGCCATAGACTTATACCACATTTGCATATCTATATAGTCGATATTCTTGTCATGGTCGATTATTTGACGTAACTTCGGCACGAACGAGTTTTTAAACCCAGTCTGGGCAAGGGAAGCATGTGCTGTGTTGCCAATCTGCACATACCCGCCTGACGGCAAATGGTAATATTTTGCCTGCATTATCCCAACCACTTCAGAGGTGTCCAGCTCTTTTGCCATAGCTTCTATGTAGTTTGGTGCATAATACTCGTCATCCTCCATAATCAGTACTTTACTCCCCTTAATATGAGGCAAAGCGGTCTTTAAATTAACACTTAATGTATGCTTTGGATCTCGTGATGTTGGTACTCGCCGTATATAGTCCATCATGGGGGATGGCTTCAATGGCACCTTCCCGTCGTCCACAACTATCCATTGGTCAGGCCTCTGTGTTTGCATTTCCATCCAGTGTTTACAAAGTGCGAATGCCAATGGTCTATCCCCTGTGGGTGTAATAGCTGTAATCGTGCCGGGTCTTTCCATTGATTGTATAGCATCCACTGGTATAACGGGTTTCTTCTTCACAACTTCACTATATTTACCAAATGTAAAACATTTCAAAGCTGATTTAGGGTTAAGATTAACAACCTCGAACCCTGCTTTTCTCAATATTGGCGCGAAATTGTTTATTTCTTTAATATATCCTTTATACACATCCTCGCCATAATCGACTGGATACCCGTCATGCCACCATTTCTGTTTACCCTGCTTGGTACCCCGCATATCATAGCCAAGTAAATATATGGGATTGGCTCCTAACGCTGCTGCCAAATTAATTGCTCCGTATCCGCCGTTGTTCTTGAATGCTAACCTGTTAGTTGTCCCTATCCTATATCCTGCATTGTCATCCACCTCTATAAGATAAAAGTCCGATGGGAACATCTTATGCAACGCCATCCAGACTTTGTATCCCTTATATTCCCTAAATTTACGCTTGGATTCCTCACCAAATTTGCCTTGTTCTACCCATCCCCACATCTGACCATCCACTCCAAACAGTATACTCGGATCTAATAACTCATATGCCCTGTTAATGCCGATTGTTAACTCGCTTTTCAATAAACTCAAGTCCAGATTTTTAATACTTGGACCTCCCCCAACAATAAAACATCTTCTGCCTTTCCATGCGCCATTAGAAACATAATCGGCAAATATTTTTGGACCCATGGTAACCGCACCATAACTATGTGTATTTGCACGGTTCTTTCTTGCTTGTCTTTCTATATGTCGTAAGAGTTTTCTGCGTTTAGTCAAATCACTCATGCTGAGGATCTTGGATGGCGTGGGCACTACGAACACCTGTTGATTTAACGGTACTCTACCTCGTGGTTTTTTGGGCAAACTGCTCATAGTGACTAATGTTTTCTTGGACTGCGCCTCATTTTTGATAGCCTCTTCTTTGGGTGTCAATATTCGTCTCTTCTTTGGTATATCAGTCATTCTTAACATGTCTTGCCTATTTATTTAATGGGGGAATGCCTGGGAACACTCCCCCACCGGGCGACGTTGCTGGGATGGTAATTAAGATGTTGAGCAACGCACGATTTGTTTAGTTTCACCAATTGCACCACCATAACGTTGCCAGCCGACTGCTATATCAGTGTAAGACTCAATGTCAAAGTCACTGAATATAGTCAAATCCTGACGGATAGCCCCTTTGATTTTGTGCTTGGGGAATACCACATAGTATTCGGTGCTGGATTCCGTCATCATAGTGTATATTGGTCTAACATTGTAGTTCAATTGCGTGGTACTGCCTGCAAATGGTTGTTGCACCATACCCAATGCTCTCCGTATTCTGCCGACAAGCTGGATAGGAGTAAGTATGATAAATTCGCTTGCAGGTGTTATGCCCATACCAAGGTCTTTGAGCCGTATCAAGATATTCTCACACGCTTTGTTGATTGTGTTAATATCACGGATAGGCACATAATTTTCATTGGTATCGGGTATAGAACCAGTTACAGCCTGCCACGCAAGGTCATAGGTTGCGTCTACATTATCGAGTAAAGTATAGAAATTTTGAGCTTTGGAGCTGTACGCTTTATTCCTAAAGAATATAGCATTATCCTCAATAGTCCAATATTCCTTATCATCGAACAAAAGTCTCGACCAACCAAGCCCACCACCATACTGATCAAGAGTGACATGTGCTTTTGTGCCAGACATCTTGTATATTTGGGCTTTTTGACCTACGGGTACTTTAGCAAACGTAAGACCAGAATCAACATCAAGAATATCAAATCCATTACGATTCGACCCTCTCATGTCCATCATGTCAAATATTTGCTCGTAACCGGTGTCAAAATAGGTAGTGAGACGATATTTATCCAAAACCTCAAGCACACTGGTGGGAAAATCACCTGATGTGCCGAAAGCCTGGATGAGGGCTGACCGTGCGGTATTCACATCACCTGTATTCGCGAATGCCTGTGCCGCAGCCTTGTATGGTGTACTGTTAGGTTCTACGAGGAAGCGGTTTAACGCCCCTCTAAGCGCATGGGATACTTTAGGGTTATCAATACCACCCATTTTCTCGACAAGCGCCCAATCAGAGATAATTTTGCCTCTCATTACACTCTCCTTTAGGATACGATGCCGAGGGCACCCATGAGATGAATTTCAACGGTCTCATCCCCTACTGCGGGTTGGACCTTTACGATTCCGCATAGTGTATTACCACTGGAATCGGTATTAACCTCTTCATCAGCGGCATCGAAATACACTTTACACCCTTCGGCGTAATTTGCGAGATTACCTGACGTTACTTCCGCACACGGAACATCAATCCACGCAGCCTCATAAACAAGTACAGCCTGGCCACCAGAACTTACTGTGTTTACAATAACCCCTACAATATCCTCCAGAGCTATCATATCTCCTGCTGTATAATCAGTAGCAGCAGTAAACTCCAGTACTGCATAGGGATCATTGAATGTGGACGAATGTAACTTAAATAATGTTTTAGCCATAATAGCTTTCCCTTATTTACGTCCTCAGCGCTTCTTGAGCAGCTTTCCCACCGGGAATTAAAGGGTTGACATCTGGGTTCATTTCGGTTCGTAACACACCCTCACGAGTGGCAGGAATTTGAGTCTGGGAATTGGTATTAATCTGTTTCTGCCCACCAACTGTAAATTCATCAGGCAGCTTAAACTGGTTGGGGTCTTCGGTTTTAGTCATGTCTACCCCGAATACGTCTTTTGCTAATTCTTGATATTCTTTGCTAGTGGTTTCTACAAATTTATTAAGCTCGGATTTCAATTCATCTTCATCGGTGGCAGTGGTATTGAAATTCTTGAGATTGCGTTTGACAAATGCCTTTGCTTTATCATCGAGTTCTTTGTCAACAAGCAAGGTATCAATAAGTGTGCTACTCTTGGATTGCATTTGGAATTGTTGCAGCTTTTTGTCTGAGTCTGCCTTTTCGTTCTCCAATTTCGCAATTTTGTCCCTTGCACTGTCAATCTCTTTCTGGATACGCTCCGCACCCTTCTGAAGATTAGTTTTTCCTTCTCTGACCTTTTCCTCAACCTTTGAATCTAACAAAATATCGCTGACATCAAATATCTGCGATGGATTCAGACCTAACTCCTTCACTGCTTGTTTCACTTCGGACAAGTTCATTGGTTTCTCCTTTAGTTCACTTCCAAACGCTTGCACATAAGCCTGTACTGCGCCAAGAAGGGTTGCACCTGGAAATCCAGGGATGTCAATGCCAGAAGTACCTAATGCCACTCCCGACACGTTATTGATAGCAGTCGGCCATGCCTGAGATCCGTCCTGTGCATACTCAATGTCTGCTTCTATACTTGCCACGTCTAAGGGTCTGGACTTAAACTCTGGTTTGATATAGATGGCTGCGAGTGTGTTAAGACGGCCGCCTATATGCCTCACGGCTTTGCCAACGACTTCACCTATTTGTATACGCCCTTTATGGGCGTTTGTATTAGGGTCATGTTGATTGAATACAGCAGTCCCGATATTAAGCTTATCCGCCACCCATTGAACGGCTGCCTGTATCCATGTAAATGTTTTCTTGCCAATGCCAGGCAAGTGCAGATTGGCTGCACCCTCATGCCCCACACTATATACTCTAATGTCGGGATTGGGGTCTTTAGCTTTTAACTGCTCAAGTCTCAGAGGGTCTATTATTCCCTCTATTTGATTCCTGTTCAGTGCTTGTACTGTTGCTGTTAGATACTGTTTCATTTTCCTTACCCATGTTGGTTTCTTTGATAGTGGCATCGATAGCCATAGGATTGAGATTAGTCTCAAACGCTGTATTATATATCACCATAGCTTTCTGGAATACCTCTTCATATGTGCCTATCCATGTGCGCCGTTCTTTACTTGTAGACAAAGCTATTAATTCGGATAAATTCTCGGCAGTATCACGATTTGATAAAAGTTCTGGATACCCAAAGAAATGGACAGGTATGCCAGTAGTGCCAGATATAGTCTTGACGAGAGCTTGCGTCTCCTCTTTAAGCGTGGTATATCCATCACCTTTCCATCCTACAAGCTCAAATTTTACATTGAGCCCGCCAAGTATTAACAATTTACCCAAACGCCAATTAATGGCCTCAAGCCGCGTATTTACTTCTCCGGCTGTTCGCTTGTCAGGGCAATAAATTACGGGTGTGGGTACTGAAAATAGTTTGTTTATTTTACGCCAGTCCCAAATCGCCTTATCCAAGTCCTCTATCTCACGCAAGATAAAAGCAGTTTTTGGGGGTGTTTCGTTTACTTTACTCGCACTCCCACCAAATCGCTTATATACAAACCACTCAGGCTTCAAGTCAAATTTTATACCAGCCTCACCACTACCAATATATTCAGCCCTTGTATAGTCAAAGAAATCAAAAGGAGGCGTGTATATTTTGTATTTGAATTGTCTCCAAGGTACATGGACAATACGGACATTTTTAGCTTCCTCGTCCACCAAGAACCTCAGCAATACCTTACCCTCTATCTCGGCTTCCTTGGCGTATTCCTGCGGCATCTCCTCGTCGAGGTTGTTATACCGCATAAATTCTGTTACCCACTCCAGTTCCCTTTCCGCCGACCCTCTAAATTCGTCCCGTTTCTTAACATCAATCCCATTACCTACTGCAAACGCAGTACGTATATCAATGATGTTCTTAGTTACCATACATCCCCAATCAGCAATATTATCATAGAGCTTGCCGAGTTGAGTAACTTGGCTATCGTAAGATGTGTAATGTTTGTTTAATGTAATATTGGTGTTAGTGGTTATGTCGGTAGATGCCTGAATTTCATCCTGAAGAATACGAACTTGGCGAGTAAGTAAATTAGCCTCGTCAGCGAGAACTTTATATTGTTTTGTGTGGTGGGCTTTTTCGATGAAGTTGGCGAATACTGTAGGCATATTCATTAAACATACCTCCGGGTGTACTAAAATGATACACGTAGAAAATGTATCGAAATGATACGTCCCCCGAATGATATGTCAATATACAGAATATGTCAAGTACTTTTTTACTATATGTGGGAGATGTGATGTGTTATTGCTATGATTTCTCCTTATTAGAGTTTTAGTTTTGTTTGTGCCAGTTCCTGCTCAACACGTTTACACGCTATATCATAGTAGTTCTTGTCTAATTCCATGCCGATGAAGTTTCGATTTGTACGGATACAGGCTACTGCGGTTGTGCCTGAGCCTATCACAAAATCCAAAACTGTATCACCTTCGTTTGTATAAGTTTTAATCAGATATTCAAAAAGAGCAACTGGTTTTTGAGTGGGGTGAACTGTATTCCCTACATTAGCTATTGACAAAATAGAATTTGGAAAATTTGTATATTGCTGTATTCGTTTCTTTTTATGAGAAGGACGGGCAAAACCATGTCCATCAACATCGCCTTTACATACCTTGATACCATTTACTTGTTTATTAATTTCTATTAATTCCTGCGGATAATAATTCATTCTTAATTTGCAACGATTTGCACAATCGCCCTTACTAAAAATAAGCACATTTTCGTGTTTATTCATTGGTTTATTTTTAGCATTTGGAAAACCTACGGCACGACTTTTCATCCATATCCACTCATACTTAAACATTTTCATATTTGAACTTATTAATGTAGTTGTAAAAGGCTGGCTTGCTGTCATTACAATAGCCCCATTCAGTTTAATAACTCTCTTTAATTGTTCCCACATTGGTTCTAAGGGAATAATGGTATCCCACTTACAGGCAGTAGTTCCATATGGTACATCAGCAAGTATCATGTCAATGCTTTTATCTGGTATCTCGGGCATTAATTCCAAACAATCACCCTGATATATTTTGTTTATTTCAAGCATTATAGTCCTCTTTTCATTTGTTGTAAATATGGCTCTATTCGTTTCTCACCCATAGTTACATACTTTGGGTCGCCATTCATCCTCCTATCTTGGCATAACATCATGTTTAGTAGTCCCAACATACACACCCTCTTCCTCACCTAACTTAGCCAGTGCAAAATAACCAGTCTCATCCATTGTCTGCCCGCACCACATCGTACTACCATTACGCCTCACCATGATAGTATGATATGGCTCTACAACTACACAATAGATTTTCCCAGAGTACTTAATCCGTTTAAGTTTCTCACCACGTATAGCTTTGTAGATTGAGTTATTGATATTTATAATTACCCTATATTGCGGATGCTTCGATATTACTTTTCTTCCCCTTATATAACTTATAGTACCAGCATCACCTATTTTTCTGAGTGTTCCATACAAACCAATTCTAATTAGAAGTTCCTGAAAGTCAGATGCTAACCCGTAACTACAAGTATTATAGTGGCTACTCGCACTCTGCCAACATCCATCCCCATCCATCATACCAAGATACAATCGCTTTAACTGCGCTGTGGATGCGTTTTCCATGAACCATCTTGGAATCCGCTTTTCCCAACTACGCTGTTTCGGAAGCATATCATACAACTCATCACTACGAATGCTCACCCTATAACAGCCCGAATCCGTCCTGTATGGTTTCTGAGAATGCCCTACAGAAGCAGTAGCCTTTTCTAAGAATTGTATATTAGTGTTGTCAATATGGACATATTTAGCCCCAAAACCGCTAATAGACTTACATCCCTCTGCCAACCAGAATCCGAGAAAATACCCATCAATCAGCTTTTCGGCTTTAACTTCAGGGGGATTACATACCATAGGTATCCACCATACCGAGGCTCTATTACGCTTACCCTTATTCTCTTTTCCCACCGCATTCCCAATATCCTCAATAGGTACAAATCGTGGATTATACTGCTTAGTTTTCTTTGCATCGAATTGTGATACGACAAGCATATTATGATTAGGTGTTACACAGAATCCGAAATGCCGATTAGAATATTCGAGCATATCACCATTATAATCATAATCAACATACTCCGATGGCTCCGCCCATATAAGATTGCGCTCATTGTCAAGGGACGCTACCCTTTCCTGCCTATCCAAATCCTTAAATAGTTTCCACCCATATTCAGTTAGTATCTCAGTTTGATCGTCATAACAGTGATTGTTTTTATCTACTGGCTTATCATTCTTTACAGCATACATCAGCACCTCTTGCCGCCAGTGCATACAGATACGATTAATCAACATCTTAGGCGTGCCAGTAATAGGCTTCAGAGCCGATTTAACACGGTCTATCATGCCATCTATATCTTTTTTCACAATAGTCATTTTAGCATGTGGAAATGCCTCTCTCCACTCTTGAATGCTGTCTGGACGTGAATTGTCGGGTATTATTTCGGTTACTAATTTAGCCCAGGGGGCTTTTAATGCACGTGCGATGACCTGGGCATTGGTAACAGATGTTTCCTTCTTTTTATCAGACCCTTCATACGTCCCTTCAGAACACATATACAATTCGGTAACCCGTATCCACGTACCTTTTCCGCCAAGTCTATCTGGTGCTTCCTGCCATACACCTACAGAAAACGGCGATACACCACCAAAGTCAACACTCAATATCACAGGGGCTTGTTGCAATGCTACGCTACATAGATTTGTATCCTCATCCCATTCCTGCTCATACACCGTGTCCCCGAGACCTACTTTTATACATAACCAATCCCGTGCCAACATGGAATAGGAGAGTGTTTCGAGTTTCTTAATAAACGCCCCCACAGAATAATAACCATCCGCTTCTTTCATTTGCTTGCCAGGACATATCCCGGAAAGGGGACACGTAGAGCAGTTATAATCCCTGCACGATGCCATGACCTCCCAAATGCAGTATTTGTAGATACCGTGGCCATGCTCTTTTGCGTTTACAAGCGCTTTATCCATTTGCCCCATGACGTTGTGATTCGTGGAAAACATACCCAGTGAGTCTTTGTAACCAAAATTTTCCATTGGTTGCGAGAGGGCGGCTTCATATACTTCCTCATCTATCTCATCTACTTCATCAAGTTTAAGTGATTGAGGATGTGGCCCACGTACCGCAGTCATACTTGCAGTAAGGATTGACACTTCCGATTTGTTTAGGAATGTTGCCCGTGATTGTAGAATATCCCCATCCAAGCGAGTATTCAACGGGTCAGTTTCGTCACGAAACCTACTCATGGCTTTGTAAGACAATAATGATTGATCCTTACTCCCACCTAATAAGCGGGTCTCGTAATGGTGGCGACTACAACTCTTTACCCACGAATCCAGCCCGCCAAACAGAAATGTCTTACTACCTGACCTGCACGCCCATATAACGTAATATGTCACCGCTTCTCTGAGTATGTCGGATACAACCCCGAACTGTGATACGTGGTCAGGATTCCCGCATAGTCTCCTCGTCCCTACTACCGCTATTTGCAGGGCTGCCAGAAACTCCTGTACGTCCAGGTCTGTCTTCATTCCCTCGTTCAAGTACTTCTGTATAATCTGCTTCCGAAACTCTTCCCTCAGGTTGCTTATTTCTTCCAGAGGCATTTTCATTTGCAATCCCCTTCATAACATCAATACGCTCTTGCTGGGACAAATCACCCATAAACACGTTTAGTTTATCAATCTTTGTAGAACGGTCTTTGCCTTTTTTATCAGGCATATATTCTGCAACAAATTTATGGTAGGTTTCGAGGAATTTACGGTATTCGGCGATAATCTTGGTCAAATCTTCTGCATTCGTGATTTTAAGACTATCTTTAAGCGAGAAATCACCACCAGGCTCTTTCACGAAACAACTATCAATAATCGCCTCCATTTTGTTCATTATATCTGTAAGACGCTTGGCGACTGGATCGTCAATAGGCATTATAGCCCCAGCATCCCTTTTCCGCTGCACAATAATGTCATTCTCTTTGATACGCTCGTCCCATTTGTAAACCTTTGCCCAATGAGATATAGTACCAGGGGACGCATCAACCTGCCGTGCTACCGCCCTATATGTGCGTCCATATCCAAGATCACGATATACCTCGAAGGCATGGAATGGGCGTTGACGTTCTCTTTTAGGGTCTAATTTATATCTTGGCATTTATCCTCCCCATTGTGTTGTGTATTATATACCCCTGCGTCTACTAAGCACTTTGGATACGGCGGCAACATCCAGTGTTTTATATCGACAAGGGGATCTCCCAAATCGCCTATTGCAAAATCCCAATCACGAGAAGTCATTTGTCTCCTTTCCCAATTCTATAATCGTAATAACGACTTTTTAACGTATTTACACGTATTTCTCCCCATCCCCTGTCTTTCCACCATTGTGCAAGGCGGCGCCAAGTTACTGGATTATCCGCCTCTCGTGCCACTTTTATGCAGCGATACTGGTCTTCAGTAAGCGGTGCCGGTCTTATTTTAGCCTCACTTATCAGAACATCAATTTCACCCATCAATTCATCAAGAGTTATTTTTGTCATATCTCCTCCGTTTCTGTCCTATCAACACTCCATATCTTGCTACGGGTATATAGTTCCTCATCGCCTGCACGAATAAGAATACCGCCAAATTGAGGCGTGGTAAGACGTGCACCTGGCACACGCCACACGAGGGGGGTTTTTAATTGCCATCCTGGAGTAACTATACAAATCCCATAACCCTCTTCTATGGGCACTCTTATTTCAGCCGACCTATGGCGATGCGACCTAACTACTATCTGAGGGGCTTCACGATTCCACCTGCCTGCATCACTACAAGCCTCAGTATATTCTTTCATGAGTGCTGTGGTCTCATAAGCAAGGCTTCCAGTAGACCCAATGTGGTGTAGTATATTCACCAAGCCTTTCCCACCGACATTCAACCATAAATCCCACCGTGCATAATTTCCCTGCTTATCGGGCAAAGCTCCAAGTTCCTCTGCGAGTGTTTCCTCATTCTGACCAGATTTGCCAACATGGGCTTCCGTACCACGTATCAGATAGAAATTGCCGGAACACTGTTTTACTACTGGCTCAAGAACCATCTTCGCAATACGCCTCTGGTCGGATAGGTTCTGCGAAATCTGGGTTACGGTGTCATGATGCACACCATCCATGGCATCCCCATTCATAACCACTACAAAGGGCTCGTTCCTTGTTACGGTTGGGACCCACTCTCCCCAGAACTCTACCCACCATGCCCATACCTTTTGTTGTAGGGCTGATGCTCTATAGAAACCACCATCATCGAGTGGGATGTCTACAGGCGGGCATAAACCGAGCCTGCACCCACAATGCGTGTCTGATACTACGATTACGTTATTGATGCGTTCCATATATTACTCCCTTGTTAGAATTTATATGCCCCCAAATCTTTCCAATTGTACCCTGTTTCTACATCCACTTTAATAGGCACGCTCAATCTTACCGCATTTACCATAATATCGTGTAATTGTGGAGCTATTGTTGGCAGCCACTCATCTTCCACTTCAAATATAAGCTCATCGTGAACTTGAAGCAAAAGGCGACATACGATACCATAGTCAGTTTGCCATTGGTGTACTATAGGCTGTAGTTGCCTCATTGCCTCTTTTAATATACCTCCTGCTCCTGACTGTATAGGTGCATTAACAGCCTGCCGTATACCAGCTTCCCTCACATATTTGAGTGATGAATTAACCTCTGGGATGAATCGTATCCTACCAAACATGTCCCTAACCATACCAGTACGGCGTGCTTCCGCGCTTACCTCTTCTACCCAATCAAAGAACCCTGGATATGCCCCACGCCAACTATCAAGAAAATGCCGGCAGTCCTTTTTGGTGAATTGAGTCAGCCCCTCGTGCTGGAATTGTTGCCACAGCCCCTTGGCACTTATTAAATATATTGTGCCGAAATTTGTGGTCTTGGCAGGTCGTCTATGTTTCTTGTCATCAATCTTTTCAGGGGGCAATCCGAACATTCGACAGGCAGTTGTCATATGCATATCGCCATCATTACGAAATATGTCAAGCATGGTCGGGTCTTGGGACTCGTGGGCTGCTACACGCAATTCGATTTGCGAATAATCTAATGCCAGTAGGCTGCAATCAACCATTCCGTACCTTACCCCCTATTCTCTGGTTTATCCTACTAACACGATGATATATTACCTGTACATCATATTGAGGTAAATCATCATCGTCCGGCTCATCATCAAAACTGGAGCGAAACGACAAATCAAAAAAGCTACCGTACTCTCCCGTGCTTCTTGTATGTCCAGTACATTTGCTATCGTCAACCCATGCTAAATATTCTGCTAAACAGATGGGGCATCTGGCGTCAGCGACTAACATACCCTTATACTCTGCGTAATAAACACCAGCATCCCCCTTTGTTATTTCTCTTGGCTCTTCAACCAATTCAACCTCATGACCACAGAAATAACAAACCGTGTTACATAAATTTCTTGACATTATTCTCTCCTTTCGATTTGGGAATAGTCAAGGGCAAGTAGGGAACAATTAATCATGTTGCATCTCCCTATTCCGCTTAATTGCATCACGCACAGTAGTACATGTCGTGTTAAACCGCTCTGCTATATGTCTTTGTGTTACGCCCTGCTCCATCAATAATACTATCTTAGCAATCTGTTTCGTGGTCAGATTAGACCGTCTCTTTTTACGCATTATTCGCCCCTTTCACTTACAAATGCCTGTCGTATTCTACGTCCAAGCTCTGTCCTCACCGGTATATTCTGTAAATTCGGCTTGGATGAAGCAAGACGCCCAGTCTCAGTTCGTGTCATGGAGAACTGCGTGTGTATCTTGCCATCAGATGATGCCTGTGCTTTCTTGATAAGAGCATCCACATAAGTAGACTGTAATTTGGTATATGCTCTGTAATCCTGTATCTTATTGACAATAGTATGCTCTCTATGCTGGTCGAGTATGTGAGCATCCGTACTTGTTTCCATATCCGTGTATATCCCCATGTCCTGTAGCAATGCCGCTACTTGCTTGGAACTTCTGGGATTAACATAACCCTTTGCCAGGTAGTTTATGTCTACTTGTGTATCTGCTGCCAGCCTATCTAAGTCTGTCCTCAATTCCTCTAATACAGGTATATCCAGTTTTATTCCATTGTCTTCCATTTCCATGACCATTGGGACAATATCCATATCACGTTCTAACACCCCTTGCAAGCCGTATCGTTCTATTTGGGTGTGTAGGTAAGGGTAAATGGCTAAAGTCGCCTCAGAGTCAAGTTTGGCGTATTCCTCGGCATCCTGCGGGTCAATCTCGTTCAGATACGCACGTTCCATTATGCCCATGATGGCCTCAACCTGGCCTCTACCACCTGTTATATCCATAGCTTTCCACACGGCATACAGGTCTGTGGATGGGTCGTTCGCCTCTTTGGCCAACAATCTTTTCACTTTTCCCTTAATGTTTTTGGGGAATGATAATTTGGTTGTGCCATCATTGGCTGTTTTGATGACGGGTTCAGGATCGTCCCATTCCCGTGATACAACTTCCATTAAATATGCTCGTGCCTTATCTTGCGTGGCTTCTCGTGTGACATCCTCATAGGTTAGCATGTCTATACCTGCTATCCGATAAGCCAACACTTTCAGACTAAGGCTGGGTTCGCCTAACAGGTATGCCATCTGCATGGTACACTCGTAGTGAGCAGGATGGATGTTAAGCTGGGACAGCACTCGGAGGTCAAACTTGGCATTGTGGAGAACAGTGAGCACATAATTCTTCTCTAATATCCCCTTGACTATACACATTTCCTGTGGTATGTCACAGTAATACATACGTGCAGTATTTCTCAGCCCCATATCCGCCATCTGCACACTCCACGGCTCACCCCCTCGTATTGTCTCGGTGTCAATAGCTACTATTCTCATAATTCCTCGTATCCTCCACATTACATTTCACATAATTCTGCCAGCACATCTCCATGACAAGCCAGCGGTTTACACCAGCATCCAAGCCTTTTCCCTTTTAGTTCTGGTAACGCTGCCATAAGCTTATCATTCCCCAAAATGTATTCTAAATATTTCTCAATCACCTCCTCCCTTGTCCCATCCTTGCCTATAATAAATGGATTTCCCCATTTTGATGGACGCCCAATGTAGATATCAAAAGGAGCTTTCTTACAATGGACTACTGTTGTTTTCATCATTCATCATCCCTTGAGTTCAACTTCATGACACATCTCGAGTTCAGAAAGTACCTTCAATAGTATTGTTACAAAGCCCCGAGTTTGACGCATAGCTTTCCACGTTTCTTCATTTTCTATATACCCCTCAATAAT